TACGGCGACGGCAACGGCTACGGCAACGGCTACGGCAACGGCGACGGCTACGGCAACGGCTACGGCAACGGCGACGGCTACGGCTACGGCAACGGCGACGGCAACGGCAACGGCGACGGCAACGGCTGATCGGGTATACTAAAGACACAGTTTGGATCAGTGGTCTACTGTCCGCGTTTCATGGAAGTGGTTTGCCGGAAGCCCTCAATGACCGGCACTTATGGAGATACGGGACAATGGGAGATTTCAATCTCCATGTTGCCTGGCCAGCGTATATTTTGATGCAGGACTGATCGCCGTCGGCCGCGGCAGAACCAGCGAAGTGGCTGAATCGCCCTGCCCTTCGCTGGTTCTTTTCATGCGCTAGCAACATCATTTCGTACCGTCCGTCGCATTCGACCTTCCCCCGTCGTTTCCTTCTTCGGCCTGCCCCCCACATCAATTGCCGGTCGTTCTTTCTTCACCAGAAATGATTTCGGGTCCAGCAGGTCGTACAGCACGCGGCAGCCCGGTTCCAGTCCGTCCCCGTCTCCCCGCTGTGCTGCTTCTTCCAATTCGTACACCGTGTAGGTATGCCGTATCCCGTCCAGCGTGTACAGCAACGGCGTCGTTGCTTTGATCTCAGTCAGGTCGTTCGCTGCGCACAACTGTAGCAGGTTGTCCTTGCCCGCTGTCACCAATGACAGGAAGAAACGCCGTGGCGGGTTCAGCAGCCGCTCCCACAGCTTCGGGTAATCGTCGGGCAGGATCGCCAGGGCGTCCGTCCCATCGCACCACCATGAGTGCTTGAGGATGGCCTGACGGTCCGCGAAGATACCGCGCAGGAACCAGACGGTGCAGCGCGTCCGTCGCCACAGATCACAGCCATCGCAAACGTAGAGCGAATTGGGGTTGAGGGCGGTTGTACGGGTGCGGCAGAAGGGTACGGGGTAGGGATCATCGTGTTGACGGTTGCGATTGCATTTTGAGCGGCACCAGTGACAGAGCTGATCCCCTTCGTTTTTGCGGCTCTGACTGAGGGCGTACAGGTCGCTGGCTGTGAGAGCGTGGCCGTTCGTTGACATCAGACGGTCCTCATTGGATAAGGGGGCCAGTAGGGACAGCGTTGCAACGTTCCGCTAGACGGAAACCCCGTCAGGACGTTAGGCTATAAGGGATTATCATACGCGGGCTAACGCATGCCCGCTAAGGAAAACTGCAAAGGAGCAGTACATGGATCGGCGCGGGTTTGTAGGGCGTTTGCTGGCAGGGGTAGCGGGGTTCTTCGGATTGGGGACGGTGAAGGCGTCTGGCCCGCTATGGGCTGATTCCAAACAAAGGCCGCATTCACCATTTGCCGAACTATTTTTCAAGTTGGAGGGGCTGTTCCCGCGAGAGTTTCGTCGGTTGGATCAGTTGCATGTTGCGCTGAGTCAGCGTCCTGGCAACGGCCGTCGCATAGTGCAGGCTGCGGGCTATTTACCTGAAGGTGATTTCGACCAGACGACTTTTCGCGGCAATGTTATGCAGCCCCGCATTGCTCATTGGCAAGGTTTTCGTTGGCGAATTGTTCCTGAGCGACTGGACGACGTTCAGAGCGCGGAAGGACGGTGCGGCTTCGTATGGTTGGCTGAGATCGAGAAGATTGAAGAAGTGGCTGCCCCAATGTCGTGGCTGGACGCGCAGCCGCCCTATATCATGTAAATACTTCCCGAGAGACAAAGGCGTCTCATGGGCTTCATCTCAGAATTCATCGCAGCTACCAAGGACGCAGCGGCCCCGTTGTCGCCGGAAGCGTCCCGTTCCCGTTGGCGTGATACCTTCGGCCTGTCTACCGCAACGGACAAGGAACGCGGTAGCGTCATCCCCTCATCCACGTCACGCCCAACGCTGTACAACCCACGCAACAAGGCCAACGAAGCTGCCTACGTCCGGTTGCTGGCGGCGATGCAATCGCGTGCCCCCGGCACATGGTCGGACAACAGATGGGTTCAGACAGACAGCTTCGAGGGTGCTCAGTATCTTTGCATCCATCGCATCGGTGAACAGCTGGCTCAGAGTGAAATCAAGCTCTACAAACGCGATCCAAAGCATCCGGACGGCAAGCGGTTGGTAACACCGCATGATCCGCCCGAAGGCGGGCGGTTGGTACGTCCGTATGATCTGGTGCGGCTGCTGGAACGTCCCAACCCACAAGAGGGCTGGGGCGATCTGGTCTACAAATACAATCAACAAAACAGCTTGACCGGCACATGGCTCACATGGATGGTGCCGAATCGTCTGGGCATTCCATTCCAGCTCTATTCCATTCCGACTGCCATCGCCGTTCCGCAGGCCGTCGCCAGCCCTGAATTCCCTGACGGTTTCTATCGCATCCAGCCCGTTTACCCCTACGGTCCGTTTTCATCGTCACCGACGCCCTACAGTGCAGTTGGCGCTGCCATTCCCGCGCAATGGATGATGCGAACCAAGTACCCGCACCCGCTACTGCACTATGACGGCTATTCACCGTTGACGGGATTGCGGCTGCATATCGACGAGATGGAGATGATGGACCGATCCCGCCATGCTACCATGCGGGGCGCTATCAATCCGTCCGCTGTGTTGAACATGAGTGAGATGGAGGGGAATGCACCGCTACCTCATGAGGAAATCGAACGTATCCGTGCTGAGTTTGAGGATGCCATTCAGGGACCGGAAAATCAGGGGCAGCTCTTCGTTGCGACCCCTGGCGCCGAACTGGAACCGTGGGGCCGGTCTGCCGTTGATATGGATTACGTCAACGGCTGGGAGCAGTTGCTGGGCTTCATCATGGCGGCGTTGGGCATCTCCAAACCCGCCGCCATGATGGTTGAAACATCGTCCTACTCAACGCTCTTCGCGACGCTGAAGCAATTGCATCTGCTGACGCTGAAACCGATCTGCAATCGTGTCGCGACGGCCATCACCATTCAGCTGGCTCCGTTCTTCGGCGACGATCTGATCGTTGAAGTAACAACGCCGCGTATTGACGATCATGAACTAACCAAGGCGCAGCTTGATACCGCGATCACTGCCAAGTGCATCACGAAGAATGAGGTACGCAAGCGGCTGGAAGAACTGAAGCTGCCGCCAACGAAGGAAGAGTGGGGCGACGAGATCGCCGGCTATGAAGCACCGCCGGAAGGGGCTGCTGGCGGAATGCCTGGCATGCCCGGTGCTGAAGGACAGCCGCTGCAAGGTGGACCGGGCAGTGTTCCGCCCCCGCCACAGCCACCGGAATTGGAACGGGCGCGGCCGCAGCCGGATAGTTTGGGCGCCGGCAGTCTGGGACCGAAGAAGAGGCTGCCCCCGCTGGAACATCGCATGAAGTCGTTTTACCAGCAGGTACAGGAGGCTTGTCGCAATGGCTCCCACTAACCGGCTGGTGAAATCGGTAGCACAGTACGCAACCAAAGGTGACATGCTCTCGGCTGCGAAAGCTGTTCATGATGAAATCAAGTCGGCGGTCGAAGGACGATTGGATGACGTTGAGACAGAACTGGTTCTGCGCCTGGGCAAAAGTTTGGACGCACGGGTAACGAAGACGTTGGATAGTCAGCTGGAAAAGCGGCTGAATGCGTTGCAGACGCATTACGAAAAACGTCTGGCGGATACCGAGGCTCGTTTGCTGGACGCGGAAGTACGCAACGCCGATGCTTTGCGACAGATCGAACAGCGACATGAGAGACAGCTGGAGCAGTTGCAGCAAGCTCATTCGGAGCACGTAGGATTTTTGCTGTCGGCCAATCAGGCGGCGTTGGGACAGGTACAGACGTTGTTGGAGCGGCTGGTTTTGCCAGTGCCGATGGTGGAAGTGAATGTGCCAGAAGCGGCGGTGACAGTAAACGTCCCGCAAGGACTGGCGCCCATTGTCAACGTAGCGGTTCCCGAAGGACTGCCCCCGGTTGTCAACGTGGCGATGCCGGAACAGCCTGCCCCGCAGGTAACGATCAAGAACGCCCCGCCGCGGCTGGTGCGCAAGTCCATTAGCTACGACGAATTTTCGCGTCCGAGTGTAATCGTGGAGCAGGACGCCAACGAATAGGGGCTAGTCGAAAACAATGTCTACGGTGTTTCCGGGTGCATTGGATACGTTCACCAATCCGTTGAGCACGGACAAGCTCAACGCGCCAAGTCATGCTACGCAGCATACGCATAGTAATGACGCAGTTCTCGCGCTGGAAACGAAGGTCGGTATCGACGGTTCCGCCGTAATCACCACCCTCGACTACCTGCTCCGCAACTCCGCATCGTCCAACCCCGGACACAAGCACACGCTCGCCGCGATCACCGACTTCCCATCCCAGACCGGCAACAACGGCAAGTACCTCACCACAGACGGCAACACCCCGTCCTGGGGCACGGTGACGGTTCCCGGTGCCGCCAACCCCACCGCCACCATCGGCCTCGCCGCCGTGAACGGTGTGGCGACGACGTTCCTGCGGAGTGATGGGGCGCCGGCGTTGAGTCTGGCGATCAACCCGACGTGGGTGCCAACGTCGACGTCCGGGCACATCTTCCAGGCTGCCACATCCGGCAAGGCTGCGATCTTCCGGGCTGCGGGGACGACGCCGGACAGCATCACTGATTGGCAGGACGCTAGTGCGGTGTCGCAGTTGAGTGTTTCTCCTCTCGGAAAGATCGTAGCCGGGACTGCTGCTCGCAAAGCCTTGATCTTTGCTGTCAATGACAATGGGGGCACCACTGTTAGCAATACAGTTGGGACGCACGAACTTGGCTTGATCTACAGCACGTCCGGTGGAGGCAGCGTCCTTTACTTTTTGACCGGGGCTACCTCATATGCGTTTACCGACTCGACTGGCAGCGCTGGACATCCGGTCGGAGTGGGGGACTTTACAGCCAGTGGCGCTTCAGTCCTGAGTGGCCAAGTGGTTGGCAGTACCGTCCTCACGGTGAAGGGAGCCACCTCCCAAACTGCCAATCTCCAGGAGTGGCAAAACTCTTCTGGAACGCCTTTGGCCTTTGTTACTGCTGCTGGTGTGATAGAGACTTTGGCAATTCAATCCTACGGCTCGGGTACAACCCTAACGGTTGGTGGAGGAAATCAAAATAACCTGTTCTTGCAAGCATACAATGTTATCAGCATTGGTACTTCTTCGTCAGCACCAGCAATCCAAATCAACAACATGCAAGGAGGCGGGACACCCTACGGGCACGTCGATATTAACAGACCACTAGCTGTAGCCCCCGGTGTAGCTGTCCTGTCCTTCTCTGATACCTACAATCCGGCTTTGACCGTTACCGGCGCAGCCCACCTAACGCTACCAGCAAGCACTGAAAATATCGGTGCCAACTTCAACTTCAGCGCGACGAAGCAGTGGGCCACGGGCGCCATCACCACTCAGCGTGAGGTGGTGTTCCAGGCCCCGACCTACGCTTTCGTGGGCGCCTCTACCATTACTACCGCCGCCACCGTAGAGATTACCGGAGCGCCCGTTGCTGGCACGAACACAACCTTGACTGAAGCGGTGGCCCTGCGGATCAAGACAGGTGCTGATGCAGCCAAAGGATTCGTTGTCAGGGCTAACAGTGATTCGCAATCCGGCACTCTTTGGGAGGCTCAAGACAGCGCCGGCAACCGATTGGCCAAGTTGACTCTGGGCAACACAATCGCCAACGTCAACCGCAGCATCCTGACGCTGATCTATCGCGAGGCGGGCGGCGGTGGAACGCTGGTGCTGGACCCGCTGTCCACGGGCGGCGGGACTTGTGTGACGATGAACTCCGGCTCGGGCGTCTCAGGTGGCATCGGTATCAACACGAGTTGGGGCGCCTTTTTTGGCGGGCACAACGGGTCGGGGCTCGTCTTTTCCAGCGGCGTAATCCGCCCAAGCGATTCTAGCGGCAACGCCAGTGATGTTGGCGATGTACTGGGCACTAGCTCACACCGTTTCGGGCCGAGCTACTTCACCGGGCTAAGCCTACTGAACAATACCGCAGGCAACGTCGTGTTGACGGTTCAGGGGGCAAGCTCGCAGTCTGGCAACTTGACAGAGTGGCGGGATTCATCAGGAGGAATGCTATTAGCCATTAGCCCTGCCGGCAAAATCGTGGCCAGTACGGCTAACACTGCTGCTGTCGTCACCATTTCTTGTAACGATACGGGAGCGCCTACCGCCGTCAGTACAAACGAAATTGGGTTTGTGCGCAGCAGCAGCATGCTTCAGATTTCCACTGCCGCTGCGGCAGGGTTTGGTTTCGTTACTTCGGGAAGTGCCGCCTACGCTCCGCTAGCGACTGGTGCGTTAGCGGTAACCGGTAGTGCGACTGTTGTGCAAGAAACATTGGGCAGTGCGGCTACGACCATTAGAAGCGTCGCTACCAACGACGATCCCACCGTTACCACATACCAAAACCGTGTCGCCACCACCGACGCCACGGTCACGACCCTGCACGCCGTCACTCTGACCGATGAGACGGCGTATCTCATCACAGCACGAGTGTTGGCACGCAGAACGGGCGGTGTAGCTGGAGCGGCCGGAGATTCAGCTATCTACGAGAGGGCAGTGAAGGCCAAGCGTACTGGCGGCGGTGGTGCAGCTATCGGTGCAGTGAAAGACATCTTCACCGACGAAGATCAGGCCGGATGGGATTGCACGTTTGACGCCAGCAGCAACGACGTGCGGGTGCGCGTAACGGGAGCGGTGGATAACGCAGTGACGTGGCATTTGCTTAAAATCGAACTATCGCCCTTGAGTACATAAGGAGGTGCATCATGGCACAAATCGTGATCGACATTCCGAACGCCGTACAGGCGCGCGTACTTGACGCCTTCTCGCGGGAGTACGGGCGTCCCGACACCGTGCCCAACCCGGCGTTCAACCCAGCGCTGCCTGTGGACCCAACTACGAATCCGCAGACGATACCGAACCCCGAGACGAAAGGAGCGTTTGCAAAAAAGCAAGTCGCCCGCTTCATCAGGGAGGTGGTGCAGGCGAGTGAGGCGAAGGTGGCAGCCGAAGCGGCTCGCGTTGCAGCGTTGAATACGGCCGCAACGGACACGACGGCGATCAGCTAAGGAGACAACATGAAGGCCACTCTCAAGCGCAGCGAGGTGCGGCTGCTGTCCATCGCCATCACGCAGTTGGAGGGCCGGCGCGAGCCGGTCTATGACAGGGACAAGAACCTCGTCGAGGTCATCACGAAGCCGTTCGACTTCGCCCCGGGGGTGCGCTACGCCCTGGCGAAGACAGCCCGGAAGTTGCAGGACGAGGTGGACGCTGTCGAGGCCGAGATCAAGGCGCAGCGCGCGAAGGCGAACGGCGATGCTGCACTGGTCGAGGAGATATTGCAGAAATGGATAATGGAGAAGGTCGAGATCGAGATGCATCAGATAAGGGCGGTCGACCTGCGCGCGGACGAGAACAAGCTGTCACCGACCACGCTGAGCTGGCTCTTGCCGCTGCTGGAGGAATGAGGGGACGACGTAAAACTGGAGGAGTAGAGTGGCGGTTTATCTGTCCTACGACGACGCCTTTACTAGTTACAACGATGGTGACGTTACCTACGATGGTATTCGCACCGGGCGGGGCAAAGGTTATGGTGGGGCAGAAGCGGATGAGCGTAAGAAACAAACCATCCGTCGTTTGTTAGCGATGGAGATGGCTCGCGAGATGGAAGAATTTCAGTTGTCCTGCGTTGATACAGAACACGCCGTCGCCGTAGCAGATCGTCGGGCAGAATGGGATCAGGAAATCAAGCGGCGGCAGAAGGTTGTCAGTGCGGCTACTTACGCGGTGCTGTTCAGCGAGTTGTAGAGGGATAGGCCATGCCAAGCGTTTTGATCGGTAGCCCACTCGCATCGGGCGCCCAGATCATAGTTTCGGGGTTTCCGTGGTCAGGCCAGCCCGCTACTCCGCAAGGTGGCATTCAACTCCGTTTGTCGCCGACGTCGAGCGGGAATATCTACATCGGTTTGTCTGGCAATATCACGATGACCAGTGGCGGCATGTTCCTTTCCGGCGGCGGCCTAGCGGATGGGATGATTCTGGCACCCGGTGATCCCTACTGGATTCCTCGCATTGCTACCGGACTGTCTGGAAACATCACCATCTATGCTCGACATGACGTCGCTTGTTCTGGTCAGGCGCGATTATTTTATGAGAAGTTTTGATATGTTCATGCGTCGAAGCGTTGCTGCGGAGGCATAATGCAAGGCTACATTACCCCGTTTGGTGGCGGTACGTTTGACGCAAGCAAGATCGTTTCCGGCAACGTCACGTCCGGCGATCTGGGCGATGCCGTTGTCAACAGCGGCAACGTCGCTTCGGGTGCCATCACGGGTGCAGCCGGTGGCGGTTCTTTCAACATCGCATCGGGAACATTGGGCACGAATGATCTGGGCAGCGGCGCTATTGTTTCTGGGCTGGTCGCGTCGGGGCAGCTTGGGCGCTACCATCGCAACAGTGGCACCGTTGTTGATCTGATCGCTTGCGAAATGGCGATATCGGGCATCATCGCGGTGGCATGGGGAAGCGGTGGTTGTTTTGTGGTTGCTGCACAGCCGGCTTCGGGCCTGCGCTTGCCGGCGATTGGGGTCGTGGCTGGCAATTTTTTGTCAGGGGCCGTAGTTCCCATTGTTCGCCGCGGTTGGGTCACGTCTACCAATAGCGGCGTCATCGCCAGCGGATTCCCCGGTCAGAATCTGTTTGTTGGTAGCGGCGGGTTGATCGTCAATCAAAGCGGGTTCATGGCAGGGGCATCTTCGGGGGCGGGACCGGGCGGTTGCGCGTTCGCTTCTGGCCTGTCTGGGGCATTGGTGCAGCGCATTGGGGTAGCGGTGTCTGGCGGTATCGACGTCCGCGTAGGTGAAGTGACCAGCGGATTGCTGAGCGGATTGCTGGGGGCGTATTGAAAAAGTACGTATGCGGACGTGAAGACGTATGGCCAGAATCTCTGATATTTCCGCGTGGGCGATGGGGCAGACGTCAGGAACGCTACAAACCAATGATTTTGCGTCAGGTTGCGTTCATGCTTACCATTTTGCGTCGGGCGCGATTGTTGGTGTTTCGGGGCTGATCGTTTCAATGAACAGCAGCGGTCAGCTAGTTTTGAGCTTGGACCCGGAAGTGGTCAAAATCAAGTAACGGGGGCGGGCGGGATGTGCTCTATTACCTCTCACCGGATCAACCGATGCTCGTAGGTGCATTGATACTCTCGGGCCAGATAACCAGCGGCTACGTAGGCAACGGCGCCATTGTTTCTGGTTCCATCGCATCCGGCCAGATTGCCCATCCGGCGTTCGGCTCAGGTGGAATCCTAAGCGGTGATATTGCATCCGGCCAGATTGGCGCCTATCACATCGCGTCCGGTGCGGTGATTGCGGGCGCTGCTGGTTCCGGCGCCATCATCTCAGGGAACATCGCCTCAGGCCAGATTGGGACAACGCACATCGGTTCGGGTGGGCTGGGCAGCGGTGCTCTGGGCAGCGGTCAGATCAGTTGGGCGCATCTGTCGTCGGGCGCCGCACGCTCTGGGCACATTGCCAACGCTGCGGTCAACAGCGGCAACATCGCTTCCGGTTCCATTTACTTCCATCACATCGGCAGTGGCGGCGTCAACAGCGGCAACATCGCCTCCGGCGCAGTTGGGCACGGCCATCTTGCTGACGCAGGTGTGCAATCGGGGACCATTGCATCAGGCATCATCTTCCCGATGCACATTGTTAGCGGCGGTCTGGGTAGTGGCGCCATCGGTTCTGGTCAGATTGGGCCGTCGCATCTCGCCAGCGGCCTGATGGGCAATTCGTCCGGTTCGTTGGGTAGCGGGCTGCTGGCGAACAATAGCGTTGTTTCTGGTTCCATTGCATCCGGGCAGGTCGCTTGGCCACACCTGTCGTCAGGAACGGTTCGCAGCGGTCATATCGCCAACGCAGCGGTAACGTCCGGGAATGTCGCTTCTGGCGATCTGGGTACGGTCCATATCAGCAGCGGTGGTTTGGGTAGTGGCGCCATCGGTTCGGGACAGCTTGCCTGGGTCCACATGGCTTCCGGTGCTATCCGTTCCGGGAACGTCGCCAATGCCGCGGTCAATAGCGGCAACGTCGCATCTGGTAGCATCGGTTCCGTTCATGTCGCCAGCGGCGGGTTAGGATCGGGCGCCATCGGTTCCGGTCAGATCAGTCAGCTGCATCTCGCGTCCGGTACGTTGGTGCTGACCAGCGGTGCGGCACAGAGTGGCTACTTGGGTGATGGTTCCGTCAACAGCGGCAATCTGTCTAGCGGTATCGTATCCCGCTTTCATATGGCCAGCGGGGCGATCAACAGCGGCCACATCGGTAATGCTGCGGTTGTCAGCGGTTCATTCGCATCTGGGTCTATTGGTACGGTCCATATCACGTCGGGCGGTTTGCTGTCCGGCGCATTTGGTAGTGGTCAGATTGGACAGGATCATCTGGGCAGCGGGGCCATTCGTTCGGGAGCTATCGCGTCCGGTCAGATCGGCACAACGCACATCGCATCGGGTGGTGTTCGCAGTGGCAATATCGCGTCTGGCCAGATTGGGCAGACTCATCTCGCTTCTGGTCTGCTGGGCAATACGTCGGGTAGCATTGGTAGCGGTCTGTTGGCGGATGCTTCTGTTGTTTCCGGCAGCATCGGTTCAGGGCAGCTAACTACGTTTCACGTTGCATCTGGCGGGCTGTTGAGCGGTGCATTCGGCAGCGGTCAGATTGGTCAGACACATCTTGCTTCTGGTGCGGTTCGCAGCGGTCAGCTGGCGAATGCGTCGGTCGTTTCGGGAAGTGTTGCGTCTGGCGTATTGGGTGCGGTCCATATTGGCTCAGGTGGCCTTGGCAGCGGCGCCATTGGCAGCGGTCAAATTGGTTCCGTTCATCTGTCGTCGGGCGTCATCCAGAGCGGACACATTGGCAATGGGGCCGTTGTGTCCGGCTCTGTTGGTTCGGGACAGCTGGGTACGATCCACTTCGGTAGCGGCGGTCTAGGTAGCGGTGCCATTGGTTCCGGTCAGATCAGCTGGGCTCACCTGTCGTCAGGAACGGTCCGCAGCGGCCATCTGGCGAACGCCAGCGTGACATCTGGCAATGTCGCGTCAGGTAGCCTGGGAACGCTGCACGTTGCGTCTGGGGGCCTGTTCAGCGGGGCCGTCGGTAGCGGGCAGATTGGCCAGGCCCATCTCGCTTCCGGTGCTGTGCTATCGGGCCATATTGGCGATGCTGCGGTTGTTGCTGGTTCGCTGGCATCCGGTTCGGTCGGAACGACGGCCATTGCTAGCGGTGGGCTGGGTTCTGGTTCCGTTGCGTCCGGGACGTTGATTAGCCTCAACTTCGTATCCGGTGGTACGCTCCCCGCATCCGGCTCGGTACAGCGTTTTCAGATGGGCAGCGGTGCCATCAACAGTGGTCACGTCGCATCTGGCGCTGTGGCTGGTTCGCTTGCTGGTGCTACACGGAATATCGCATCCGGTTCGATTGGTCCGCTGGAACTGGGCAGCGGTAGTATCCTGTCTGGTGCCATTGCATCGGGGCAGGTTGGCTGGCGGCATCTTGCGTCCGGTGCTGCTATTGGCAACATGATTTCCGGAGCGATCACGTCCGGCTATCAGGCGTCAGGCTCATTGGCTTGGCCAGCGTTTGCTGATGCCGGGGTATTGAGCGGTACGGTTGCGTCGGGCGTTATCATCGGGGCGCATCTGGCGTCCGGTGCTGTTCTGTCCGGTCATGTTGGTAGCGGTGCGGTGCTGGGCGCCAACAGCAGCGGTGCCCATGTAATCGCGTCTGGAACCATTGGCACGAATGATATCGGTGCTGGCGGTATTCAGTCGGGCAACGTTGCATCGGGTAGCCTGTTCGGCTATCACATGGTGTCTGGTAGCACCGTTACCCGCGCCCGCTACACCGGCCCATTCTTCAGCGGCTACTCAGGCAGCATGTGGCAGGTGGTGACAGGGGAACGCATCTCCGGCGTTCGCGCCGTTGCCATCAGTCAAAGCGGGACGTTGATTCAGGCGATGGCATCTGTCTCGGGGCGGATGCCCGCCATCGGTGTTGTGCTGGAAAACGTTGCGTCTGGCATTGAGGCCAACGTTTACACCGCAGGCTTGCATATCTTCACGTCGGGCTTGGCCGATTTCAGTGGTTATCTCGGACAACCCCTCTACGTTGGTCGCTCTGGTGAAGTGGTTACGTTCAGCGGCGCAGCCAACAGCGGCGGCTTCCTGTCCGGGGATATCATTCAGATCGTCGGGGCTGCTTTCACGTCCGGGACCGCGATTATCGAAATGGGTGACATCGCTCATTCGCTAACGCAACTGGCATCTGGCTCGGTATCGTCCGGGATGCTGAACGACGGTAGCGTTGTTAGCGGTTCCATCGCCAGCGGCTCAGTAGCATGGCCGCACCATGCGAGCGGCGCAGTGCGTTCTGGACACATTGCCAACGCTGCGGTCAACAGTGGTAACATCGGCAGCGGTCAGCTGGGCGGGATGCATTATTCGTCGGGTAGCGTCAACAGCGGCCACCTTGCCGACAATTCCGTGGTCAGCGGTTCCATCGGATCGGGGCAGTTGACTACTTTCCATATCGCTTCGGGCGGGTTGCTGTCGGGTGCTTTTGGTTCGGGTGTCATCGGCAATTTCCATCTCGCGTCCGGCGCCGTTACCAGCGGTCGCATCGCATCCGGAGCGGTTGGCCAGTTCCATATGGCGTCCGGGGCCGTTGGTTCTGGTGATCTTGGCAACAATTCCGTGGTCAGCGGTTCCATTGCATCGGGTCAGATTGCGCAGAACCATATCGCCAACGCAGGCGTGGTCAGCGGTAATTTGGCATCCGGGGTTGTCTCCCGCTTCCATCTTGCGTCGGGTGCGGTCAACAGCGGGCAGGTTGGTGACGCTGCGGTTGTTTCAGGTAGCTATGCCAGCGGGTCCATCAGTCAGTTCGCACTGGCCAGTGGTACGGTCAACAGTGGTCAGATCGGTTCTGGTGCGATTCAAGGCTACGGCGGGACGGGCGCCAGGAACATTGGCAGTGGCCAGGTCGGCAAGTTCGATCTGGCGTCTGGGGCGGTCGCATCCGGTCATCAGGCTAGCGGCTTGCCTGCGACCTATGCTCGCAACGTGTTCATTGACAGCATGGTTGCGGGACAGGATATCTCCGGGGTTGTCGCCGTCTGTCTCAACAGTGGTGGCGGTAACATCGTTCCCGCGCAGCCAGCTAGTGGCCTACGTCTGCCTGCTATTGGCGTCAATCTGGACAACGTATTGAGCGGGGCATCCTGCCGCTTCCTGCGGTATGGTTTGTTGCTAACGCCGAACAGCGGTACAGTCGCTTCGGGCTGGGCTGGCAACGGATTCAAGGGACAGTTGTTTGTGGGTAGTGGTGGCTTGCTTGTCAATCAATCTGGTTTTGGAGATGGTCCTTCGTCTGGTCCTGGTCCTGGTGGATGCGCATTTGGTTCTGGTCTGTCGGGAGCCTTGGTTCAACGGATTGGTTTGTCTATGAGCGGCGCTATATTGGTGCAGTTGGATATGCAAGTGACTTCTGGATTGTTCAGCGGTGTTTTGGGGGCTTACTAATCAAGCGGTTTACTATAGAATGAAAGGGGGTATTCAAATTTTGCTGAAGGATACGGACATGACAACTTCGCAAGAACGGGATGCATGGGCCATCCAGAATCAAGGCAAAATTGTTTGTGCATGCGGTTGCGGGACGCCGGTTCGGTTGATCGGTGCATACTGGTACAAACGACACAGGCCGTTTTATTTATTTGCGCACAGGGGGCGGGCGAAAAAGAGTATCCCTGTCATACAAGCATGGGTCGAGTTTCATCAAGATCGACATTTTTGTGCATGCGGTTGCGGACAGTTTGTTGTAGTGAACCGAAATCATCACTGGCGGGGAATCCCGCGGTTCATTGATGGACATAAAGGCGTGCATACACCAGATGAATTTTGGAAGCGGGTTCAGAAAGAATCGGGTGACGGATGTTGGAATTGGATTCCGAAGCATCACAAGAGCGGTCGCGGATTCTTTCGATTGCCTGCTAATGGGCCAATGGTGTACGCGTATCGGTATTCCTACGAACTGCATCATGGCCCCATTCCCGAAGGGCTGGAAGTCTGTCACCATTGCGATAATCCGCGTTGTGTTCGGCCAGATCATTTGTTTGCTGGCACCCATGCAGAAAATATGGCCGATCGCGCGCGAAAGGGTAACGCTGGAATGAAACTTTCGGCTGCGGTTGCTCGTGCCGTTGCTGAAGAAATGAAGGCTGGTGTTCCCACCAAAGACGTCGCCGCCAAGTATGGGATTTCGTTGAGTACGGCACTCAATATTAGCTACGGGCGAATTTGGGGAGCGATAACCGGGATTCCGCGGCGTCCGCGAGTTTCAAGAAAGTAGTGGTGGACAAATTGTATCGCAGTCGGGGTTCATGGACGGACAGCGAAGTGTACGATGAAGCGCGGGGGCACTACGTCCCGTTATGGGAAGCCGGAGAAGCCCAATGAGGTGCTACGCTTTCGATGTCGATGAAACACTAGAAGGCTTTGGCGGTCCAGTTTCGTTGCAATCGTTGATGGACCTGCGCAATGAAGGACATATCGTCGGGCTGTGCGGTAATTGGGGTGCGTTTTGTTCGTCGGTCAGCGGCTGGCAGCATCTGATTTCGGTCATCGTAAATCTCGGGACGCCGAAGGATTGGGCAATGTCTCATTTCCGTCAGCATGTTGGCGGCTGCGACGATTATGTGCTGGTAGGGAACCGTCTGGGCGTGACCGGCGCTAGTGATGATGAAGGTGCCGCGCAGCGGGCTCGCTGGCGGTTCATCCTTGAGCGGGATTTTGCAGCGGGGGAGAGGTAGTAATGGCCAACGAGATACAAACGCCGGGTACTGGTACTGGGCGTACTATTTATGCCACGCTGCATAACCGCACTAGCGGCTACGTTTGGAACACATCTGGCGGCACGGGCGCGTTTGAATCATTTGTGTCTGGCAATTGGGGGAATTACCAGATTTCCCTCACGGAACAGGGCGTGTCCAACTACTACGTTGGTAATATGCCCGCAGCGATCCCCGCAGGCGTCTATGACATTCAGGCGCGACAACAGGTTGGTGGCAGCGCAGCCCAGACCGATCCGCACGTTGCAGGCGGTGAAGTGCAATGGAATGGGTCCGCGCCGTTGCCATTGTCCGATCTGGCGACCAGTGGACAGTTAGGGCTGCTGTCTCCGATTCGGTTGGCGCGGGGCACGATGATTTTGAACATGCCCCTCTATCTGCGGTCGTCGGTGGACCACATCACGCCGTTCACCAGTGGTGTGCTTTCTGGGCAAATCAGTCGCGATGGTGCCGCGTTCGGGGTATTGCAAAGCGGGGCGTTCACTGAGATCGGGCAGGGCTGGTACAAACTGGCCGCATTGACGAGCGGAGATTTGCTGGCGAATACGGCTGCGTTGATCTTCAGTGCCAATGGCATCAGTGGCGGCGCTGCTGATCCGTTGCCGCTGAGCTTCCTACTAAATCGCACGTCGGGGCAGTAATGATTATCAGCTACGCAGACCCCTACCCGGATGGTTCCGCTTTGGTGTTCGCCGCTTCGCCAGTTCAGGCGATCTACGTGGATGCGCCAACGCCCCCGCCAGTACAGGAGACGGTGTTGTTAATGGGTGATTCTGGAACAGCCGTTACCATCTTCGGCAGCGCTGATCTGCCGGGCGGCAACGTTCCGATTCCCGGGAACGTCCCCTAGACGGAAACCCCGCATGGACGTTAGGGTATAAGGAAAGGGAGAGGAACATGGGAACGGCAATCGCATTGGACATGATGGACGATCCCGCAAAGGTTCGCCCGGTCCTTGCTGAAATCATGGCGGCTGTCGTTGCCGCTTATACCATTTTCCCGTTGAGGGTCTGATGGCTGATAAGAGTTTGCTCGAAGGCATGCAGATCAAGGAACAGGGCTTCCCGCTGTCGGACAAGGTCAGTCACGGCAAGTCGGACAAACTGGAAGTTGTTAGTCATTGTCCGAAATGCAACAATCCCATCTACGGTCCGAAGCAGGCGACGGTAGGACCGCCGATCAACGCGCAGCGGACCTGTTCGTGCCAGATGTACTAGGACGAGAGGGCGGGGTCATCCCGCTCTTTTGCGGACCTGACCATACTTAAAAAATACTTACATGGGCGAATACAAGTTCAACTGCCATCTGGACCGTGACCACGAAAGCCGTCTGCGCTGCCTGGCGGAAACCGGCAACTGGACGATGACGGAGACGGTGCGGCGACTGCTGGACCATTGTTCGCAGGAACGGGTCTGGAATGAGATGATGCCAACGCTGTCGGGACGTTTGAGCAATGGAATGAAGTAGGATGGGCTCAATGACGAGCGGTAATCAACAATTCAGGAGACGTTAACATGCCGGGGTCGTGGGAAGTGGCGTATCGCCCTTACGTTCTGACCGCTGTACTGCATACGGAAACTACGTCGATTGCATGGGCATTTGGTTTGCGTTCATTGCAATTGCCGGGGCCGGTGATTGGCATTGCGGGAATGCCCTTCGACCATGCGAGGAATACTGCGTGTATGCGTGCTCTCGAAGGGGGCTTTACACATCTTTTCTTTCTCGACAGTGACGTGATTCCGCCGCCGGATACCGTACCGCGATTGTTGGCGCATCGCCAGCAGTTCATTTCCGGTGTCTATCACCGGCGTTCTCCGCCGCATGGCATCCCGGTTATGCTGCGCAAGGGGCAATGGATCGTCAAGTACCCACCCAATCGTGTGATTGAAGTAGACCTCGTTGGCGCCGGCTGCTTGTTGATTGCTCGTGAGGTGTTGGAGAAATTACCACCGTCCCGACCAGAGGCCGGCAAACATTGGTTCGATTGGCGGGTGGATATGGGATCGATGCTGCCGCCGGGTGAAGCAACCAGCGAAGATTTCACAACGTGTCTGAACGTCAAGAGACAATTGGGCGTTCCGGTGCTCGTCGATACCAGCATCATCTGCCGTCATGTCGGGCTCGCGCAAGCGGGGTTGCATAGTATGGTTCCTTGCGAAGCTGGGCATGTGGCATAGGAGCATCCAATGGTCTCTGAGTTGTTGAAGACGATACTTCGCGACTGTGAAAAAGCACGTCTGGCGGCCAAAGCTGCTCAAGAACGCGAAGAGGAAGCGATCAGTCAGCGAAGTCTCGCATGGAACCATGTTCATGAGTTGGAAGGGCAGTTGTACACACGTGCTGTTGCGGAATGGGGCATGCCCTTCGAGCCGCGTGTTGTTCAGACGGAAGATGGGGCCTTTTTGCTTCGGCTGGATTACAACACGGACACGGCAATACGCCCGCGGTTGGTGATGGTGGAAAACGATGGATGATCTACCGCCGCCGATCCTGTACAAGAGCCAGATGTATCATCTGCTCTCCACCGGACAAGGAATGAAAAATGGCAGCCAGACTTAAACAAAAGTGGTTGCGAACACGCAAGTTGAAAAATGGGGCGTATGCAGGATGGACATGCGAAGAAAAATTCCGATCACGGTACGTCGAATCCGCTGACGAATCGTGTTGGGAATGGTTGGGGAAGAAATTACCGAAAACAGGATACGGGTTGTTCGGTGTTAGCATCGATTCTTATTTAGCGCATCGCGTTGCTTACACGCTTGCGTATGGCAACATTCCTCGCGGCATGTTGGTATGCCATCGATGCGACAACCCCAAGTGTGTCCGTCCGGATCATTTGTTTTTGGGAACTCAGACAGACAACATGCGGGATGCGAGAGAAAAGGGGCGTTCCAGAGGCGCCCCAGCAAAGTTCTCGCTAGATCAACGTCTGCGAATGTGCGAAGAACACAAATCAGGAATCCCTGTTTCGGATATCGCGATCCGTTACGGGATCACTGATTTTTACTTCTACAAGACTTATAGGAGCTTGACGGGGGCAGGGTGCCAAACAAATAAACTGAATCCAGATAAAGTCCGTCGCATATTTGTGATGCACGCATCCGGCACGTCGCGAAAAGTCATTGCAAAAGAAATGAACGTTACCCCTACATTGATCGGCATGGTGCTTCGCGGGAGGATATGGAAACATGTCAAATGACAAAATCGAAGATCGTCCTCCTCCGCTTTTTTATAAAAGTCAGATGTATCATGCTCTTTCAACTGGACAGCTAGGAAATTCGGTGCCGATGTTTTTCGGACTGGAAGAATGGCTACACGAAAAGGACGATTGCAACCACTACGGTTTATGGGGCGTTCGCAGCTTGACGCCGGGGGACCGCAAACGCTGCCGCCTGAACGTGCCAACGGGCGAAGTAGCTGAATACTGGTGCAAATGGTTCGGTAGCGGCGGAGGCAACATTTCCCCGATGCTGGACCGCTGGGCGGTATTGCGGGGGCAGGTACTGGAGCCTAGACATCCGCCGTTCGGTTTGACACTGGACTACGTTCCGCCTGGCAAGGTAGACGAGGAAAGCCCCTGGCATGGCAGCTTCAACAAGTACGGCACGACGGCACGCGGTATCGTTGCCTGGGAGATACTGAGGTGTTATCTCTGGCCATCCGATCTGGAGGATTTGCGAGTGTTGCTGGAACGGTATCCGGGGCACGTCGTGGAATTCAGTGCATGTGATCGGGCAGTAGGGTTGATTGCGAACAGGAACACGGTCTGGTGGGAGGTGCGTTTGTATTGATGGCAAAGAACAACATCGACAAATGGTTGCTGAAAACAACGGGTAAGGACTCAGAATACTGGTTGGATTTCATCGGCCATGCCATCGTCAAGCGGTCCCATCCGATTCGCGGCGCCAAGGGACTACAGAATACGAAGTCCGATTTATGGATGGGTGATCTGGCGACAGCGTTGTTCAAAGCGGCCCGTCCAAAGATGCTGCAATTGGCAGACGAGAACATTTCGCTGTCGCGCATCATGGGACTGGTATTGTCGCTGTGGTCTTGCCGTGTCATCCGCGCGAAGGCTTATGATCCGCGACGCAATCCAAAGCATCGCCGCATGGCATTGGAGCGGCTGGTGCAGTACGGACGGTTGCTGACTGATTGCCTGACGGATGAATCATTGGATGCCGTCTACTTTCCATCGCAGGAATGGGATTCGCCCTACAGTCCGAACGCCAGACATGAACCGGATGAGGCGGAGAAGCGGCGACAGGACTACGGCAAACGAAAGGGGACGCGATGAAATGTCTCGTTGACCTCGATGGCGTGCTGGCCAACTTTGTCCAAGGGGCCATGCGCGTCCACAACACATGGTTCTCGTTCGACGATGTCCGGTGGGGCATTGAGGAACAATTTGGGATGGACCCCAAGAAGTTCTGGGCGAAATGCGACGAAGCCTTCTGGGCTGAACTGGAACCTACTGAGGAAAAGGTCGCACTGCTGGCGCTGGTCGAATCCTATTTTGATCCAGCCGAAATCTATATCTGCTCTTCGCCTTGCGCGACAATGGGTTCTGCTACGGGCAAGATACGGTGGGTGGAAAAGCACATACCCAATTACCGTCGCCAGCTGATACTGACTGGCCGCAAGGAACATTTCGCCAATTCCGGACGCTTGTTGATTGATGACAGCGATAGCAATTGCGAGAAATGGAGAGCAGCGGGTGGGGATGCGTTGCTGGTGCCGCGGCCGTGGAATGACAATCGCGGCGAAAACACGATGGACTACATCCGCGGCTGGTTTTGAAGCAGGGAGGGATTGCGAATGATCCGAAGGTGTCGTGCATGCGGGGTCATAGAGGGCGGGCTCGTGTCCAAAGACATTCCCATGCAACCGTGGCCGCAACCTGATCTTTGCCCTCAATGTCCAGCCGATACGCTGTCTGATGCGGATGTTGCCATCGCTGCCATTATTGAAGCGGCGATACAGAGTACCAAAAAAGTGAGAGAGGCAGAACGTGCTGGGGAAGTCACATCTGCGGACATCATGGAAATGAGGTCGCGCTAATGGCCAAGGATTACGGTAGCTTCCAGACGCCCAAAACGATACGTCCCAATCGTTCCGATCACGTCTGGATCATTCACAACGGCAGCTACAAATACAAATGCTGCCTTTGCGGTGCTCTGACCGATCAACCGCCACCCTATCCAACACCGCCGGAATGGCTGCCGCACAAATGCGAGCCGCTGACTGATGAAGAGCGGGCGATGTCTCCCTACCTTCCTACCAAGGTCTAATTCATGCGCATTCTGGTTGTCAGTTCCACGGTATTTGCCTGTCCGCCGTCTGGCTATTCTGGTTTGGAGATGATCGCATGGCAGCAGGCAGACGGTCTGGTGAAGAAGGGCCATCAGGTAACGCTGATCGCACCGCAAGGATCAGTCCTGCCGGGCGGTTCCGTCATCGCTCCGTTCCCGCCCGGTCAGGCTGATGAGCGGATGGTCTATGAGAAAACATGGCAGGAATTGCCCAAGCACGATTGCATCGTCGACCATTCCTGGCAGAAGTATGCTTATCTGCTCAAGGCCGAAGGGAAGCTCAAATCCCCAGTCCTTTCGTGGCTACATGCCCCCGTCAACACCATGATGCAGTCCCTGCCGCCGGTCGAAAAGCCGTGCATGGTTTGCATCAGCGAAGATCAACGGGCGCATCTGGAAGCGTTGTTTGCGCCCGCTCAGGCCCGTACCTGCTACAACGGCATTGATGCTCCCGGTTTCTACAAACCGATTCAGCTGCCCCGCACCCGAAGGTTCCTGTTCCTGGCAAGATTTTCAACGGTGAAGGGACCGGACATCTCAATTGACGTTTGCCGCAAGGCCGGTGTCGAATTGGACCTTGTTGGGGATACCAAGCTGACGGGGGAAGCGGAATTCCTGCAAAGCATCATCGGTAAGGGCGACGGCAAGCAGATACGCTTTGTTGGTCCCGCTACCCGCGGCAATTGCGTTTGGTGGTATGGGCAGGCGCATGCGATGGTGCATCACAATTCTCGGTTCCGAGAGCCCTATGGACTGGCGCCCGTTGAAGCGCAGGCGTGTGGTTTGCCGGTTTGCGCCTGGGATTTTGGGGCAATGCGCGAGACGGTACAGCATGGCAAGACGGGGCTGCTGTGTCATAATTTCGATGAAGCAATCGAGCACGTCAAGATGATGGCGAACCTGTCCGACAAGGAAATGAAGGACATCCGCCAGAACTGTGTCGATAACGCTCAGAAGTTCACGGTTCAGAAGATGGTTGATCGCGTCGAATCACTTTGCAATGAAGCTGTCGAGAAGGGGGGCTGGTGATGACGGTCCTCTATCTCACGGCTGATCGTGTCGGCATCGAAACTGGCGGCGGCGTCGTAACGCGCAACGAGGCCATCGCCTTGCGTGAACTGGCTGTTGAGCGCAATGAGGAATTCATCTGCTTGGGCCGCGATGAATTGCAAGCGACCGTGCGTGAAGGTGAGACGTACTTGATGGAACCGTGGCTCTGGGATGATCTGGCATGTAGCCAGATACGTGGTCGCAGCTATTCCCTCTGCCATGTCTACGCTGGTACGTTCAGTGACACCGTCGCTGAACTGCAACGCGACGGCTGCCGCGTGGTCTACACCGCTGCTGCGCACGACGTTGCCGTCAGCAGGCGTGAACATGAAAAGCTCGGTATGCCTTATCATTACCCACATATCACTGATCCGCAACAGTGGCAGCAGTACGTCGCTGGCTACCTGAATGCGGACGCCCTTGTCTGTCCCTCAACGCATTCCGCCAACGTGATGCGTGGCTTTGGCGCAACGAAACCGATCCATGTCATTCCGCACGGTGTCGATCTGCCCCCTGCGGATGCGATCAAGCCGCTACCGAAGACTTTCACTGTGGGGTATCTTGGCAGCTGTGGGGCGCCGGACAAGGGCGTTATCTACCTGTTGCAAGCGTGGAAGAAACTGGCCCACCCCGATGCGTTGTTGGTGCTGGGCGGCCGTGATTCAACGTCGCCGTGGGTACAACATTTGGTTGAGCAGTACGGCGGCAGCAATATCGTCATGACAGGATGGATTGACAGCGTCGCTGACTTTTATAATCGGCTTTCGCTGCTGGTGCAGCCGTCAGCTAGTGAGGGCTTTGGCATTGAGGTACTGGAAGCGTGTGCGATGGCCCGGCCGGTTGTTTGTAGTGATGGTGCAGGTGCGGCGGATACGCTGCCATCAGGATGGCGATTCGCCGCTACCAACGTTGATGGGTTGGCGAAATTGATAGCTCTCTCAAAAAGATGTTGTGACCATGACATGAACCAGTTCAGCGACTGGGGGAAAAGCATCTTTCGATCAATCGCGGAACAGCATACCTGGGACAAAATCCGTGAACGTTACAAAAGGCTATGGAGGTCGTTGCTGTGAACAAAGAAGAAGACAGCGTCCCAGGCTGCGTACTGGCTACCGCATGGGTGTTTTTCCTCGTTGTCCTTGCTGTATTGTTCACCCATCTGGACAACCGGATCAAGGCATTGGAACAGAAAGCGGCTTCGACGGAGACAGCCAAATGACGGACGGCAAGAAATTTGACGCCTTTCAAGGCGTGATATGCGTGCTGTTTCTCGTGGTCGTATGCAGTGGATTGTTGTATTGCGCAGTCAGGGACTACCGCGACATGAAGGAACGGCTCAAGGCGCTGGAACAAAAAGCAACAACTGAGGTGAGCAAATGAATTGGACGCAAACGGTTCCGACTGTCCCTGGCCTTTACTGGTTTGTTCGGGCGGGCTGGTCGCATCCGGAAGTAGTGCAGTTGGGCACCAATGGCAAAGGGAATTGGTGGATTTTTTATCTGGGGTCAGATGAAGATGATGGACCTGCTCGGGCCGGCGACTGGTGGATGGGACCGCTGACCGTTCCAGATATGCCTGTGGAGACTGCCAAGTGACTGAAATCAAGGAACTGGCGGAATTCCTGAAAGCCTGCGAGAATGAGTTCTGGCACGACAACCCCGGCGTCCGCGCCGCTTATTCTTATCACATTGGCAAGCTGATTGCGCAGGTACAGAAGGGGGCACTGGACGAAGAAGAATACACCCGTCGCTGGCGCTGTGAATCGCCGCAGGCTGTACCAACGTTCCCGATCAATGATGCGGCGTTCAACGAATTGAAAGCGGAACTGGACAAGCTGCGACGGTTGGTAGTGGATACGGAACGGGGGGCGGTATGAGCCAGATTGGGCATGGAACGCAATTGCACATGGGCGGTTCCGTCGCTTCAGGCGGGCTAACGTCGGGTTTGCCCACGCCTCTCAGGATAGAATGGCTGACGCTTACTAGCGGCGACATTGCGGGGCCGGGCGTTTCATACCAATTTCCGCAATGTGTTCGATGCAAGTTGATTTGGGCGGCAGCAAACTGCGTGGCAGTTCATGGAATCTCCGGTTTGCAGGAATGGTGGTGCTGGCGCTGTGCTGGTTACAAGTATGAACAAGGCGGGGCCGTTCGTGGTTTTGAAACGCGCGAAGATTGGATACGTGAATCCGCCCCGTTTGTCAGCGGCGCCAATCCGTTCATGGTCGCGGATTGGTGCGAGGAACAGGGGCGGCAGAAGGATGCTGAATACCTGAGACACCGTTACATGAGTGGAGGTTAGACATGGGCAAGATCGGTCTGAAGTTCTTCCTTGAGCATGGTCATTTCCTGGCGGTCATCCTGTCGCAACGGGAAGCCGAAGGCTATCTCAAGATGCTGGCGCAGGATACCCCGCCCAAGACGTTGCGGGGTATGGATGGCGATCAGATCGCGTGGCTGCTGGACACGAAGAAGATCGTCGGTGTCCATACGTTCGATCCGACCGAGATGATGGAGTCGCAGAAGCAAACTACTCAGCAGCCGTGGCCGGGTATGTATCGGTCGGGGAACTAAACGGCCGTATACCAACGCGCCAGGATCGCGTAGGAACGCTTCCAATCGCAAAAGCGGGATTCCCCTAGTTGCGGACGACACAACGCGGTATACGCGATCCTGGAACGATTACGGGGTATTCCAACGGGTACAAGGAACCAAAAACGATGATTCAGATTAACAAGCAGCCCGGTCAGCGTGTTCTGGAGCTTGGCGGCGGGGACGCTCGTAATTCCGCCGCTGATTGCATGGTGGACGTTCGCCAGACGGCGCAGACCGATTTCACTTGCGACTTGTCCAATCCGCCGTGGCCGCTCATGAACAATGAGTGGGATTGTGTGCTGGCTCATTTCCTATTGGAACACATCTCATTCGCCAAGCTGCCTGCGGTACTGCGTGAGGTTGTGCGCATCCTGAAACCGGGCGGACGGTTCATCGCCTGCACGCCGAACCACGACGCGCAGATCAAATGGCTCAAAGATCATCCTGAAGGTTGGGACGGTAAGGATGCCTTCACTGCAACCAGCGAGCTGCTATATGGATCGCAGGATATGGAACTGGACGCCAACGTTCACCGCTGTTTCCTGACGCCTGAGATTGTGGTGAAGCTGTGTCGTGACGCTGGCTTCGTTGACGTGACGGTGTCGCCTTACGGCGAACGCAGTACCGACATGGCCGTTGTCGCGCGGAAGAGTGCTGACGCCGGAACAACGAGCGGCCCCTACCCGACTGATATGGCGGAAGCGGCAACCGCCCCGCCACTCACCACTGGTGACATACATGCAGTGGCGGCCGCATGCGAAGAGAGCACGCAGAAGACATTAGCCGAAACCGATCCCGCCAAACTGATGCAGACGACGGAGGGCCGTCAGCTGGTGTTCGGCAAAGAGTATTTCAACGGCGGCGGCAAGTTCGGTGGCTACGCACGCGAGGGCATGCGTGATTTTCCCATCCATCAGGTGACGTTCGAGCACGTCATGCGTCGTCGGCCGCAGAGCGTATTGGAGATCGGGGCAGGCCGCGGCTACATTGGCAAGCGACTGGAAGACGTCGGCGTCCGTTACTGCGGCCTGGAGATTTCCCGCCACTGCGTCATGACGCGGGTGTCAGACAACGTTCAGCAGTGCGATATCTGCGAAATGCCGTGGCCCATAACTGGTTCGGAAGGCAGCCCGTCAGGGGAATCCGGACACACCATCGATCACTATGCTCTGTTCGATTTGGCATTCAGCATCGCGACGCTTGAGCACATCCCCGAACAGTTCCTGCCGGCCGTCATCAAGGAAATGGCCCGTACCTGCAAACGCGGTTTGCATGGCGTCGACTTTGGCTTCGGCGACGACGGCTTCGACAAGAGCCACGTGTCGCTTCACGACAAGGGCTGGTGGGACAAGATGTTCGCGGAACATGCGCCCGGCTGGCCTGTCGAGATTGTGGACAAGGAAGAGCTGGAGCAAGGAGCACTGGCGCCTGAGTGCCTCCGTGGTGATGGCCGGCTGAAACTAAACGTAGGCTGCTACCTGACACAATTCCACGGCTGGACAAATATCGACGTTCATGATCTGGCGAAGTACGCAGCCCAGAACGGCTACGCTTATCTGCGTCATGACGTGCGGCAGGGGCTACCGTTCCAGACGGGGACGGTTGATTTGATCTTCGCTCATCACTTCATTGAGCATCTGTCCTATGCCGACGGAATCGCCTTCCTGCGTGAGTGCCGGCGTGTGCTGAAGCCGGGGACGGGGGCGTTGCGGTTGGTGTGCCCTGACGCAGAATTGTTGTGCGGCCTGTACCATAATCAGAATTGTGATCCTACCAATCCCGAAACTGAGCGGTATGCTGGGGGGCTGTCACAATTCGCTGAAATCTCTGACGGTGTTGCCAACGCCCCGACCGACGCGGTGCGATTGTGGGAACTGCTGCTTGCCGGCCATCAAGCGGCCTATGATGACGAGACGTTGATTCACGCCCTGAAGGACGCCGGGTTCGCCGGGGCAAGGGCCGCATTCCGTTCGACTGGTTCATATCCCGGTCTGGTGCAAATTCAGAGGGAAACAATCGAGATGCCGCTGGGGGGCTTGTCGTTGTTCTGCGACGGGCTGCCGCTGGTAGGCTAGAAACGCAAACGCCCCGCATTCATCGTGCGGGGCGTTGTCGTTGGTGGCGATTCTCGGCCTTTTCATTTCCCGTAGGCGGCCAAGCGGATCATGAGGTTATCACTCACGTCCAGTACGGATTGTAGCGTTTTGCTGACGGCCGGTTCCTGCCCCGTCCACTGCCGCAGGTAATTCAGACACTCACCATAGGCCCCATGCAAACCGTAAATTTGCACGGACGCCCAGTATGCCTTCATGCCGTTGTGCCAGGCTTCGACAAAGCGGCGGTCATCGGAAATGTCGATCAGGTTCATCGCCGATCCTCCGGTGTCAAAGTAAGGTTGTAGGCGCGGATGATGTCCATGATCTCCTGCGCGGACTTGTGCCCGCCCTTGGCGGCGCAGTCCAGCAGTTCCGTCATGGCTGCTTCTCGAAGCCTGAGCAGTTCCATTTGCGGACGCAGGCGATTCAGTTCTCGCACCAGCGGCTCCTGCCCCTGCTCGATCTGTTTTCGCAGGCAGGCGAGCAGTTCTTTCGCCCATGTGGGCAGCTTGGCTTCGCGATTGTCCATGTCGTTCTCCTGTGGTCAGAATTCGCTCCCGATCAATCCCCAGGCGACCAGCGCCAGAGCATGATTGCAGCCACCCGGACGCAGATGCTTCGCGGGCGGGCAGGTGCAATGCAGTATCCCTGTCGTCCATTCGCTGACGCGGTAGGTGCGGCCGTCGCTGGCCCGCAGCCCTACCGCTTTCGCTTCGGCTGAAGTTGGCTGGAGACGGACGACGCGGTAGACGCCGTCGCCCTCAATCTCCAGCGTCAGTTTGCAGGTGCCGGTAGCGGGCATGGATAGTTCTTGTCGCGTGGTATCGGGCCGTTCGCCGGCCTACGAGGGTGGCGCTCACGATGTACGCGCTGCGGGGTCGGGGTGATTAGCGGGCAATCCGACGGTCGCACTTGCGCCGCCCGTTTTGCTGAGCCTGCTGATTCAGGTAGTCCTCGATACGATACGGCACGGCCGCATAGACCCAAGCGAACCCATTCCCCGGCAGCAGTCCGGGCTGAAGGTCGTTTGCTGCGGCGGCGATGGCCTCCGCTTCGGTGCGGGTATCGACGCGCGTCACGAGGGACGCCGTGGCGCTGGTGATGCCGTCGCCGATGGCCGCGCTGCTCATCCACTGCTTGCTCCCGACGATGGCTACGGCGTACCGGCCGTGGTTCAGTTCCTGAGGCAGGCGCTCGAAGAATTCGCGGTGCAACTCGACCAGTCGATGCCCGGCCAACGGTGAGTCATGTACTCGATGGCCATCGTTTCGCTTGTGTTCATTGTCCTACTCCTGTTTGAATGTCATTATTCGCCATCGGCCTTACGGCAGGCAGCATTGACGGACTGCGGATCATAGCCCAGCTGACGCAGCTGCCAGTCCATCAGCATCCGCAGTTGTTCCAGCGTCAGGCGGGTGATCCGCTTTTCGCTACCGTTGATGCCCCGTACGATGAAAACGCCCATGTCTGTCTCCCGTTTTCCCGTTGCCAACCGTTCCCTTACCTACCTTAATCTTACCGTCAGGTTAGATTAAAGCAAGGTCATTTTCACGCTTTTTCTGGAATAATTTACCCTCTTGCCGCGTAAGGAGTTACGTTGACGGCCGGTGGATTTGATCGCTAGAAACGCAAAGAGCCGCAAACGGTTTGACCCGCCTACGGCTCTTTTTGAACGTTGCCGTTCACGGTGAAACCCAATAGAGTATTCTTATGGCATCACCCCTCGATTCGCTGGCGAAAGAGATCGGTTACGCAGATTATGAAGCGTACCTCGCGTCTTCATGCTGGAAAGCGTTCAAGTCCCGCTATCGCAAATCCGGCCTACCTATGCAGTGCCGCGTATGCGGACGGGAACGGGCTGAATTGCATCATGTCAATTATCGTCGTTTGGGCAAAGAAGAATTCGAGGACGTCATCCCCCTTTGTAGAAAGCATCATGCTGGGGCGCATGGGCGCAACAAAAGCAGCGGAATCGTCAAACGTGTCGTCGCCTACGCAAAAGCGCAGCGGGCATCACCGATATCAGCGAAGCCACTAACGCTAGACAATTCGACGAAAGCAGAACGGCGGGGCGTTCATCGCAAACGTCAGCAATTGCGGAGAGGGGCAGCCCGAAGTAAAACGGCTCCGTGCATTGGTCAGTATTTCATCCAATGCGATTGCGGTCGAAGAGCATGGCAAGATGGACCGCATTGCTGCTTATGCGGTCAGTTGGCGAAAGTCCTCCGCCGCAAAGTCCGATAGCAATGGATGGGTTATGCCCATTAGTAATCTAGACGAAAACCCCGTCCTATCCGGTAAAATACCCCTAGCGTTCGAGAGCCGTCGATACAACGCCGTATCGCTCTCGATTGTGCGCTCCAAAGCAGTTTGCTAGGCACAAGGGGAAAACCATGTCCGTCAGCACACGCAATCCGCTCCGCATGGCTGGAGCCGTCTTCTCGGGCAATCCTGCCACTGGTGAGGTTTCCTACACCCGCGGTGGTCAGCAGAACGGTACTGTCTGGTCTGGTGATCTGGCGCCCGCACTGCGGGGTCTGCCCGCCGGTAGCGCAACGTCCGGCAATCAGATTCGCGTCTGGTCCGGTGCTGGTCGTCTGCACACCATCATGCCGCACACCTACATGACGTCAGGTCAGGCTGTCCTGTTCTACGACGCTGCCCTGCCCGCCCGTTCCGGTGCTGGTCCGGTCGCGTCCCTGATCGCGGAATCGGGCGCCCGCGTCATCGGTATCATCCCGCTGGTCAATCGTGGTGTACTGTCGGTGATTTCCGGCCAGACGCAGACCGCGGTGAACTGGGATAACGTCATCAACGTTGACATGCCGTTCAACAGCGGTTTGAACATCGCCTGCCCGTCCGGTAGCCCCGGTTTCTCGTTCGCGTTCACTCCAGAGATTCAGCCGAACGCGGTGCAGTAATGCGCATCCTCATTACCTGTTGCGGACGCGCCGGGTCGCAATATGTGGCCCGGCTGCTGTCCGCTTGCGGGTTGTTCACGTCTCACGAACGGGTCTACCGTCCCGATCTGGAGCCGCAGTACCCGGAACGCTATCAGCTGGAGATTCAGGATCGCTGGAACGGTCGGGACGCCTGGGGGGGCCGTCCCTGGGAAGCATGTGTATCATGGCTGGCAGCCCCGTTTCTGGGAACGTTACCGAAAGATGTGGTCGCGTTTCATCAGCTACGCGATCCGCTGAAGGTGGTCCGCTGCTGGGCCAGTCACGATCTGCTAGAGAATGCCAGGCGTGACGTCGGGGTGTTCATTCACGCGGTATTGCCGCAGTGCAATCACGGTAGCCGACTGGAGCGTGCGATTCAGTACGTGCTGGGCTGGACGAAGATGATTCAGCAGCATGATTTGTTGTGTCATCGCGTTGAGGATTTCGACGCCGCACGACTGACTGCTGTCCTGCGTCGTGCGGAACTGTACGATTTCATGCCGCACGCAACCAACGCCTTCGGTGAGTTGGGTCAGGACGCCACCGTCGGCCATTGCCCCCTTGATATGCATATGCGGCTGACATGGGATGACATCGTCAAGGAATCGGGCGGGAAAGAGTTGCGCGAACTGGCCCAGCATTATGGCTATGAAACATGAGCAGCATTCCTCCTTCCTGCTTGACTAGCACGTCCAAACGCATATCACCGGCACGGGTGCCGCCTTCCCATTTCTTCCATGCTCGACAGAAGGCGGCGCCCGTCGCAACTTTTGGAACGAAATCGCAAGGGCAGCCATGCAAACAGGGGGAGACGGCGGAACAGAGTGGGTGCATTCCAGCTAGTGGTGAAACAACTTCGACCAAGCTCGATTCAACAGATGTCGCAGAATTTGTTCGGGGGTTGAATGTAGGCACGAAAGTAGAAATCAATCCATCTGGTAGGCGGATCAAACTTGTTGGGGACCTCGGTTCTGCTGAGGTACAACAAGGCGCCGGTGATGGCAAGTGGCGATTGCGGCTGCAAAACGGTTGGGTCGACATCGTACCGAGTCGAGATGAAGGACTGCGCCTAGCCGTAGCTCATGTATCATCCGCGCAGAAACCGTCCAAACCGTCTGATAAGGTGTCAACGCCTGTTGAATCCCCCGCCGTTCCAACTGAACAATTAGTAGAATCGTCAGTTCCGTCAAAAGTTTCTGATGATCGTCAGAAATATGCGGAACTGATTGATCGTCGCGTGAGCAAAGGTCTTACAAAGCGATCAAACTTGTCGTCAGAGCAACAAGCGAAAGTTAGGCAGACTCTTACTGGTGTACTGAATCGCATGCCAGATTCGGCGCTCAAGATGTTGCATCGCAACACTCTGAGCTACCGCTTCTATGAAGATGAGTTTGCGTTGACCAAATCGGCTATGGAGCACAGTCGCGGTTTTCGTGAGAGATTGGGGGATACCGCTGCTACAGAACGGGGGCAGTCCGGCGTGCTGATAGCCGGGTACTATGACACGGTTTCGACAGCGGTGCATTTGGTTGCTGAAGGGAATTGGCCTGAAGAAACCTACGCTCATGAATTGACTCACTGTTTGGACGGTCCGAATGGAGCGATCAGTCGCAGTCCTGAGTGGAAAGAAGCGTTTGGCGAAGAGATATTGGGTGGGGATTTAGGAGTGTATGCGGAAACTAACGATCAGGAAGGTCTTGCTGAATTCGGACGATTGGTCTATGCGGTCGATTCGGTATTAGCTCGTGCGAAATACCCGAAATGTAGTGCAGTTTTCATCAAGCATGGACTAATGCCGGAGAAGTGATGTCTGATCTGCTTCAAATTTTTGCCGAGCCGTTGGCGACGGAAGATGGCCTGCTTGTTGATACTGTAGTTGCACGTAGCAGAAACCATCCAATCGTTCCGCCGAAGGTTCCTCCTTCCTCATTAGTTCAGCACAAAGCCCTTGACAAGCCACACAAGTTCGGCTGTTTGATGCTGCTTCTGCCTCAAGACGTCACCAAGGAAATTACTGATTGGGCAATCGAGAACGTCCCTGATGTTCACCTGGGACCGGGCGGCCGTGAATTACGCAGCCATGTTACCTGCGCCTACGGATTCGAGGATGATGCGGGGCTGACGGATGAATTAAACAAATTAATGAGTCGCAACGGCCCCGTTACCATCGCGCTGTCCGCCCTGTCGATTTTCGAGGGAGACAATCCGGACGGAACGCCGCTCAAGATCGACGTTACATCACCGGAATTGATCGCATTGCATGAGGCCATCGCGGGGACGTTTCCGCTGCCAGGCAGCAAGTGGCCGGATTTCAAGCCGCACCTTACCCTGGCATTTCTTCAACCTGAAGTAGCTGCGTCCTACGTTGGTCTGCCTGCCCCGTTCATTGGCAAACAGGTAACGCTGACACAAGCAGAATACAGTGCGGCCGACGGCACAATGACGCCGATCCCGCTGACGTTTCTACCGATGTTTGGTCGCAAAGCTGCGCCGACACAACAGCATGCGGCCGGCGTGCCATTCAAAGGTCCGTCCGGCTCTTGGTTCATGGTCGATCCCAAATCCAATCGCGTTGTTCCCACAAAAGCACCCGGCAGTCAGCAACAACAGTCCGCCCCCAATGCTCTGCAACAGGAAGAACCGCAGGAACCGTTGCCTGCGGAACAGGCGGACGCGACCGGCTACAACTATACCCCTGAAGAAGCGCAGGCCGAGAAGAAGTGGCAGGGGGAATACGCTGATTACGCACTGAAGAACAAGGGGCAGGAACCCGAACCGGGTTTGTTCAAGCGCTTTGTGACGGGCCTCATCAATCCGATCCTGTCCACGTTGGAACATCTGGCAGAATTGTCAGCCAAGGTTGGGGTCAAGGAAGGAGAAGAGGCAGACGCTCGCATTGATGGGATGCTGAATCAACTCAACCCCGCCGGTAAGGGCAAGGTCAATTTTTTCGCAACGCTCATCCTGACGCTGTTGTTTGGTAAGGACAAGGTAACTGCGTTGTTGCAGGAACAGGTTGCGAAGAAACCGAAGCCGCCAGAAACCACCCCGTCATTGCCCGAACAGGCTGACGCAGAAGAGAACGCACGCGAAGCGGCCAAGGAAGAGGAAACGCTGCCGCCCGAACAGAAGCCCGCAGCAGAAGCACAGGCGGCTGGCGGACAGCCCGAACGTCCCAAAAGCCCATTACGCGCTGACCAGCTGCCACCGGCTGCGGTAGGCGCTGCGCTGGCCGATTGGGTGCGGGATTATCGCGGGCAATGGCTGGAACTGGCCATGTCCCCACAAGACCTGGCCAATTGGGATGCGGCATTCGACGATCCCAACACAACCGATTCCGTTCCCGAACCGCCGGGATGGGTAGACCGTCATCCCAACTGGCAGGAAGAGGAACAGAAAAAGCGCAGTCAACGTCCGGCTGACTGGTATCCATCAGCAGAAGAATATCTGGACAATTTGTCAGATGAGGAACGTCAGCGACTGAAAGATGAGTTCAATAAAGAAACGGGAGGCGCAACCAAACCCGGTTCGTTTGAGAAGTGGGTTCAGCGGCGTCGCAATGAACAAAAAGATGAGGCCAAACAGCAAAACACCAAGATAGAAACAAAGCCCACAACTAAGGTAGATCAGCCTGAACAGCGCCCCAACGCCGATCTTGATGAGATCATGCAGCAAAAGCCGTTGCAGCCGCCCAAGGTGCCACCAGGCAAGCTGCGACACAATCCCGATCTGGACGACGTTTTTGGCAAGGGGCTGAAGGCGCTGTCCTGGCTGAACAGCAACAACGGCGGGGCATTGGTCGAACCGCCAGCGCAGAAGCGAACGACGATCAAGCTGCTGCGAGCGAAATACGGCCGCAAATCCGTTGGTACTTGCAAGCCCGGCGAACGCTCTGATCTAACTGGCTGCACTCCTGCGTCTGGCCATCCGACCGGAAAACCCGCCCTGCAACCTCCCGCAGTTCCGCCCATCCCCGGCATTCCTGCACGATTGAAAAACGTCGTCAGCAAGGGCTATGCAAAAGCCAAGCAGATCGTCGCAGCGTATACGCAGGCACTGGACGAAGCCACTGACGTGCTGGTCATTCGCGAAGCCAAGCAGATCAGCGCCAAACTGAAGAATCTTACGCAGGCGTTCGCTACCAAGGTAACAGATCGTTACGGTCGCGTAGGCGGTGTTTGCGTGCTGGCATCGGGGCAGATGCTGGGCTGGGGAACGTTTGCGGCTGGTAGCGCAATGGGCGTTCCGCTCTGGCTACCCGGTTCGAGCATCTGGGGCAGTTTGCCCGGTGCGGCGGTAGCGGAAGTGCTACTGCAAACGACACGCATGGTTCGCGGTGGCAAGGCGTTGACGCCGGCCGATGATACACGCAAACTGACACCGGAACTGGCCGAACGTTTGTGGAATGAGTTCATCGCTGATCTGATGCCAGTCTATTTCGCGGAATTGAAACGGGCTGGGGTGCTGCCCAACACTGGCGAAAAGCAGATGACGTATCAGACGAAGGATCGCAACGTTCCATGCAAACAGGGCGAAACTTCCGAACAGACAGGCTGCATTCCAGCGTCAGGTGATACCAAGAAGCCCCCTGCAAAAACGAATAAAGTAGGGGGGAAAGCACCACCAAAGAAGGTCGCGAAGCCCGCAGCCGTCCGGCTGGAAATGACCGCGGCCCGGCGAGAAGGCGAAGGCAAGGACGCGAAAATCGTGTTGGCAGATGGACAACCTGCTCCAGCACATATTACACCCGCGATGGTCCCGCCCGGCTGGGTTGATGTACAGGTCAGTACGGACCCGAACGCTGATGTACTGGTTACAGCGCGGGACGCCAAGGGCAACACGAAAACGGTCTACAGCGACAAATGGGATGAGGGGGCCGCTGCTAGAAAGTTTGCCCGCATCCACGATTGCATGCAACAAGGTCCGGCCATCGCCGCACAGATTCAACGGGACCGGGCTGATCCGAAGAAAATGGATTCCGCCGATTGCGCCTGGCTGATGAATGTGCAGGGGACGCGGCCCGGTAGTGAAGCGGACAATAAGGGTGTCGGGCATCTGTTCGGGCAGCCGCTAAGTACAGAAAACGTCGTGCTGGGTGAACCGGACAAACAGGGCGTACCGTCGGTAACATTGAAGGTCGGGAATGAGGAAATCCCGATTCGCGACAAGAAGGCCCGCGCCGAAATTGCCCGTCGTGTCAAGCAGGGTGATTCATTGGAGGATACCGGCTACTGGCTGAAATCGCATGGGGCGACGACGCTGGAAGGTCGCAACGTGGTAGTAACGGGTGCCGGCGTACTGCTGCGATTCATGGGCAAAGAGTCCGTTTGGCACGAGCACTACGTTCGCGATCCAAAACTAGCTGAGATGCTGAAAGAACGCAAGAACGCTGCGGGGAACCGTGGTAAGTTGTTCCCTCGTACCAACGATGCCAAGGTGAATGCTTACGTCTCTTCACTAGACGGCGGCAAGTTTACGCCGAAGGATTTGCGAACGCGCCGTGGTACTGAAATGGCATTGAAAGAAATTGCCCGCCGAGACGCACCGCAAACTGAGAAGGATTACAAGAAGACTGTCATGGAGATCGCCGGCATAGTGTCTGGTGTGTTGGGCAATGAGCCAGCTGTTTGCCTATCTACTTATATCAGTCCGGTAGTGTTCAGCGGCTGGCGCGCCGGGTTGGTCGCGGCGAAGAAAACAAGCGTCTGAAAGGCCAGCCCCGTTTGATCCTGTGGTGCAATGTGCTGTAGGAAAGGCCGGTATGGGCGCACCATTCGAGCAACGTCTTGGTTTCGCCGTTGATTGTGACGGCGGTCTGTTTCGTGAGCACTCTTGCTGGCGTGGTCAATGCTTCTGCGACAGTCCAGCCTTTGGAGAGTCTGCCCCTAATGACGCCGGACGGAAGCCCGACGATTTCAGCCCATTCTGCAAGACATTTGGTCTTTCCATTATGTTCAATCAGGTGGTTGCGTTTCTGATTTCTTGCTTGTTGGGTATCGGTAGCCCAGCGACAGTTGCCCGGTTCGTAGTTACCGTCGCTGTCGATGCGGTCGATGGAATGACGAATGGATGGACGCGGCCCCATGTCAGCCAGAAACGCTGTGAAAGAGTCCAGCCACCTTTGGCAAACTTTGATGCCCCGTTGACCGTAGCCGGGACATTCAGGGTCGAGGCATCGTCGTTTCATGGATGTCCAACTGCTGTGGGTAGAACGGTAGTGCCAACGGGGGCCTCGTCGTTTGATGCCCCTTCTTTTTCCAAAGCAACGAATGCAGCCGGTGCTCTTGCCACTGGTCAAGTTGCCGCCATAGACGACGCCTCGGCCACCGCATCGGCACCGGCAGTTCCAATAGGAAAGCGTCTTCCTTTTGCCCGCGTAGCTTTCGACTGTCCATTCCCCAAAGGACTTCCCAATGAGGTTTTGGAACAGTGCGTGAACAGGGATAGGGTAAGAGGCGTTCATGGTCAATTCCTCCAAAGGGCAGAACCGGCGTTGTTCGCTTGCTCTGCATAGTTTACTGAATTGGGGAACGGATGCCAATATACATCAGCCCGGTGGTTTGGTCTGGTTGGCGTGCCCGCTTGCCGAAGGAAGGTGTTTGATGCCCCGTTTGCCTGGAATGGAAGATGCTGATGTGTATTTCGGCGACGCGGAAAAACCGCTACCGGATTGGCGCGCCCATGTCGAAGAAGATACCGCAGACGATGATACACTATCGGACGCTGAACACGTAGCACTGGTGGCCATGTTGGGGTTTGATCCCAATGAAGGGGAAGACGGCGATACCGAACAGCCTGCGACGCAACCGCCCAAAGTTCCGCCCAGCCCATTTAATGACAAGTCTCTGCCAGCGCAAAATGCCAAGCGATGGGTAACGATGGGCGGCCAGGCTTGTGCCGAAGGTGAAGAGGGCGAGCACTGTGGCGGTACGCATGTTGAACTGGACGGAGAAGGACGTATTCGTAAAGGCCCCGCTAGCACCATCGGCAAGAAGCCCGATGAACTGCCGAAGCGGAATAGCCTCAAGCCGCCTTCCATTGATTCGCTGCTGACCAATCGGCCGCGCTGGTCCCCGAATAAGCCCGCTGCCCCCAAGATCGAAAAGCCGAAAGAGGAGAAGCCCAAGGAAGAACCAGCGGCCCAAACGTCCCCAACCGAAGAACCCAAAGCACCCGAACCGCAGCCGGAAGAAACGGTACTGGACGAAACACCAAAGCAGGAAGCGTTGCCCGAACAGCCTGCTACAGAAAAGCCGGAGGACAGCAATGGCGAGCAACGAGGACCAGCAAGCGGACCAGCTGCTGAATCGGCTGGAGAAACAGGCGAATCAGTGGAGACAACGCCTGAGCGACCCGTTGATTCAGCAGCAGATACGGGACGGCCGGATGGTAGTAAGCCCACTGGTGAAGGAACTGCTCGACCTGTTCCCGCAAAAGTCGAAGTAGTCAACAAGCGGCTGGATCGCTATGAGAAGCTGTTCCGTTCCCGCGGCAATCAGAAGGTCGCCGATTGGATGGGACAGCTGCGTAACCATATTGGCGCAGTTGGTATTGATACTGCGTTGGAATCGTTGGGCGAAGAAGTTCAGGGGGAAGGGGAAGAGGTCCAATACGGCGGTCACGATCTGGACGGTAATGGGGACGCCAATTTCATCGAAAAATATCTGGATCGTGCGGGCATCAGCTTGATTCATGGTACGGCCCCCAGCGGTTCCAAGCGGGCCATTTCCACCGTCTCGCAATCGACTGATGATGAAGGCTTGCACGAACGCGGCGATGAACGAGACTACTTCCCGCAACTGCAAACGCTGCGGGATAAACTGGACGAAACACAGCATCTGCCGGGGCTGGAGAACAGTGAAGACCTTGGCAAACTGATGGGCCAGGAGTTTGGTACGGCTGTTCCTGAATTCACGCCCGATGTTATCAAGAAACTTGACGCTACCTATGGGGAAGACAAATGGATTGTCAAATCCTACGGCGACGAGGCATACGCCGGCTATGGCATCTTCTTCCCGCAGCGTATCCGCCAAATCCAGCAGGATGCAAAAAATTCCATGTGGGCCAGTGGGGGTGAATTGGCGAAGCATGGTTTTGAGCATGTCCGTGAGAAGTTGGGGGACGATGGTTTTAGAGCTGCATTGGCTGGAGAAGGCAAAACGGTAGACGATGCTTTGTTTCGCGTCGGCGACAACGTCGGCGGTCAAGAGCAGGACGTTTACTACGACGAGAAGAACGACCGTTACAACAAGATCGCCAAATCCGCCAGCGGCCAGAACGCCACACAGCAGGAATTCTTGGAACGCCACGCCGCGCTCAACGCCCTCTGGCCCGAGTTAGGCTACAAGTTCGAGGGGCAGACGCGAGACGGGAAACCGATCATCTCCATGAACAGCATCGGCGGCGAAACGCCCACGGCACAAGAGGTAGACGACTGGCTCTGGGACAACGACTGGGAGCCGGCCGATAAGGGCTGGGAGCGCGGCGGCTACGAAGCTGCCGAAGGGCCGGATGCCTGGCGAAACCGCCGCACGGGCATTACGATCGGGGACACCCATCAGGGCAATTGGAAGAAGGTCGATAACGAGTTGGTGCCGATCGACGTGGACGTAAGCAACATCAACGTCAACAAGCTACCCAAGAGGCTCACGCATGATCGTGTCGTAGGCGTGAAGCACAAGGACGGTGAAGTGTTTCGCTTCGGGAGTCGTAAGTACGAAAAGCTCTACGGAGACGCCCGAGCCGCTGCCGATTCGGCATGGCGAGCAGCCCCCAATGAGGCCGCAACGGCTGTATCCAAAGGCCGTTTCATGGCCTCCCCGGCGTTTCCTGTGGTAGGCATCACCAACGAGGAGCGGGCGCAGGGCATTACGTTCAAGAAGGGACAGGAAGGCCGCGTCCATATCGTCACCCGCAATGGCAAAGCAGAGATTGTCCCGCATTCGACGTGGCTGAAGATGGAACCGATGCCAGTAGTGTTTGAGGATGATGACACAAAAGCGATGGCGCAGGCTGCGGTAGACGCGATCAACGCGCTGCCTGAATCAGAACGGAACGGGCAGTTGTACGCTCCGGATATCGTCAAGACGACGGATGGCTACCGTGTCGTTGAGGCGAACCCAGCGAATCAAGCCGGAGCGAGCGGCTACCTCCAAGATAATCCCATAATCATAGATTCATATGTTAGTTCGTTGACTGGTCGGGAACCGGCACACGTGTCCTTCATTCGCAAGCTGCTCAGTTCGCGAAAGAAGGAAGGACACAAATCGTTCCCAATGCCACCGCTTCTGAAGTCAATGCAGGAAGGGCTTCTTATGAACAAGCACGTTAAGGCGGCTGAAGAAGCCCGTCGGCTAGAAGCCAAGTTGAAGGCGCAACGGAAGCCTGCTGTGTATACTCTGCATTGGCAGTATCACGATAATAAGCCCATCAATGGTTGGAAATTCTCAACGCTGAGTGGTGCCGAAGCGGCGGCCGATACCTATTTGTCGGAAAATCACGAACGGGGTGTCGGTGTTTATATCGAAGGCACAGACGGTAGCAGCAGTTTCTACGGAAGGGATTGATGTTCTATGAACTTGCCTTCTCCCTCAATTGGAATCTCGATCATGCGATGCGTGATGTAATGCTCTAAACTGCCTCAGCAATGCCAGTGGAGGGTGCGGCGATGGAACCACTGACGGTACGGCAAAATCATCTGGTACGCAAGAATTTCGGTCTGGTCGGCTGCATCATCAAGCAACGCCTGCGTCGTAATGATCCGTTCGTTCATCGCCTGGAATGGGAAGAGAACTACCAAAACGGCGTGCTGGGCTTGATTGCTGCCGCCCAGCAATTCGACCCCACCCGCGGCTATCAATTCAGCACCTACGCCGGTCGTGTCATTGTGCGCTATCTGACGTTACTGGCCGCACGAACCTGTCTACCGGGCTGGCCCGCCTACCTGTTCCAGCCACACGCATCAACCAAATCTCTGAGCGAAAAAGAACGGGGGCGCTGGGAGCAACGCCATGCGGCGATGCTGCACCAGCTGGCTACCGAACCACAGGACGAGATGGACGCCGCGGTCGCGTCCCGCCTGATCGACGATCTGCCGGTGGATCATCTTGAGTGGGAAGATGAGATCACCTTGCTGCATTCCCGTTTGCAGCTGCTAACGCTTCCGCAGCAGCAATCGGTGCAGTCGTACTATTGGGATGGGGAGACTGCGAATACAATCAGCGTGAAGGCTGGCGTGACCAGAGAAACGATACGACAACGGCTGCTGAGTGCTGTGAATACGCTGCGGGAAGCCTATGGCCTGCCACGCATTCGACGGAAGCGCAGGAAAAAGACGGTTTCCCTAGACGAAAACCCCGCGTCAACGTTAGGCTAATCAACAGGACGAGGAAATCATGGCAAGTGACGGCCAGAGCAAGGAAGAACTGTTTCGGGATGGGCTAGGAGATGTGGTAGGTATCGCGGAGAAATTCATCGCGTTATGCCCTACTACAGCAGAACTGGTCGCAGTGTTGCGATTAGGTCTGGAAAATGACGCCCAGCTGAACTTTCTGATGCGTACCGTGGAATTGGTACGTTCAGTCGACGTGAAGAGGCGTTCGTGAGTTACGACGTCAAAGACCTGTTCAACGCACGCCAGGAGCGGCTGCCCGGCTACGGCTACAAACTGACCGAAGGTGGTCAGTATGGCCAGTTCGGGATGGACGTCGTCACCGATGGCGATCCCGAAGTCGATGAACAGGAAATGAGTTTTCTGCTGCCCTATGCTTGTGGGCTACGCAGAGACGGCGTCGGTGATCTGGTAGAAATCGAAGGCATAGACTATTCCCGCCACAGACTCAATCCAGTGTCTCTCATAGACCACGGCAAGCAGGTCGTGCTGCCGTTGGGCAAGACGGAAAATCCTACAACGGGCGAATACGCAAGCTATTCCGATCCAGTTACCAAGATGGCGACGGATCGCGTGTGGGTGTATCAGGGCAAGGGACTGGCCAACGTAGATCGCGGACAGGAATACGATCATGCCGTTCTGTGCGAACAAATCTTTGACTTGTGGCGGCAGAAGTTCCTACGCAGCGGATCGCTGGGCTATCAGGTAATCGACGCCCGCCCGCTGGAACCGGATTACATTCGCGGTCTGCCGGCTGGTGCCCATCTGCTGAAGGTGCTCAAGCTGGAATCGTCTGTAGTGGTGATGCCAGCAAACATGGATACCGTCAGCAAGATGCTGTCGCCGGGCAATCGCGTTTGCGGCAAGGTGTTGTCGCCAGTGCTGGTCAAAAGCCTGACACTGTTCGTTCCTGCAAAGACGAAGACGATCAGTGGGTATGAAGGCAAGGGACTGACCGAGGATGAAGCCGCCGCCAAAGTGGAAGCACAGAAATCTCAGTTGCCGCACGTTCGCGAAGGCATGCACCAGTGTGGTAAGTGCCAGAAACGGTATTACACCGATGCCAAAGCGTCTGCTTGTTGCGGCAACGGCGTGGTTCGTTTACGGGGTAAATCCCTCGAAGTGCCGGTGCCCATGACAGAAGACCTGTCCGAAACCAACACGCCCCCAGCTGTGTTCGAGCCGGGCGTGGGCGCCAAAGAAATTCCCGGTGATCTGAACTGGCTCAAGGAAGAACAAACGGAAGCCGAACACAAGGCCATCCGTATGAAATACCGCAAGAAAAGCGATTTCATGGTCACGTCTGACCAGGCCGGCGGTTATGTCCGCTGGTGGGTCGAAGACATCATGGGGAATGGTCAATCGGCTGCTGGTCCGTTCAAGACGAAGGAAGAAGCGGAAGCACGCGCACGCGACAATGAAGAGAATCGCCAGCGTCAACTACGGGAGAGGGGAAATCGACGCAGTCCGCCGTGGCGGAAAGCACTGCCTTCCGATGACATCAGCCCCGAAAAGGCCAAAGAGGTGCTCAAGGATGGTGAAGTGCATGGCCATCCTCTCACTGAAAAACAGCGCGGGATGTTTGGTGCTGCTGCGGGGAAAGACAAGGAACTGAAGGCTCTCCGCAAGAAGTATCGCAAGGGGCTAGGACAGGGCCGTGCAGAGAACATCATCTACACGCACAATGTCAATGAGCGGGTGCAAGTTGGGATGAAGTTGACTGCCCGCGAGGCCATTTGGGTTAACGGCCAATCCGGGAACCCCGGCTCGAAGGTCGCTTCAGCTGGCGATAAAGTGCGGGTAGTGGAAATTACTCCTGACCGTATGTTGCGTGTTGAGAATGCGGCGGGCATGCGGGCATTGATTCATCCGACTGCCATACGCAAGAGTTTGCCGCAACAGGGGCAAAAATCCTGGGACGTTGACTATGAGGTCGACGTTACCAAGCCCAACGGCGATACGGTCATGCTGGCGGTAGGCAACGGACAGGTTGAGGGGGATAGCAGCGTTCCGCCCGCAGTACGTCAGGCCATCGCCAAGAATCCGCAACGGGGCAGTATGGGCAGTGGCGGAGACGTGTATCGTTGGGAAGGGCATGGGAAATCGCTGCCAACAACTGAAACCAAATCCCTCGACGTCCGCCGCAAGTACCGTGGGGCCAAATCGGTTCGACGGCGACTGAAGTGCAGCAGTCCCGGCAGCAGCTTGGTTCATGTTGGCAAGAAGGACATCGACAATGCTCGCACGGAAGCTGAGAGCAAAGGCGTCAAATTCGATGAGATGGGTCCGGTAGGGCTGGACGCCGTCAAGGTGAAGATGACGGGCGACGATGGCGCAATTGATGCGCTGGCGCAGAAATTCGGCAAAAGGATCAAGTCGATGACCGCCTACAAAGCAGTAGGGGCAGGTACGGTACGCGATTACATCAACCGTGCCGGCGTCGCCAATCCAGGCGACATCAAATGGTACTTTGACCATCACAAAGACACAATTCTTATCAACGGCACCCCGGCGAGCCATCTCGATCAGATTGTCCAGCAGGGCGATACGGTTTCCATCGAAGGACGCAAATTCAAATCCCTCAATGGCGAGGCGACACATATGGCTAAGGAACTGAAACGCGAAGTCAAATCAGCCCCGGATGGTCTGCCCGAAGGCGGCACCGATACCGCACTGGACGCAGCCCCACCGGAGGAAGTTTTCAGCGCTCAGCTGGGCCGGCGCATGCACGCCGATCATGCCCATCTGATGAAGGACTACGACGATCTGCTGCGCCATAACGAACATGAAGGCATGGGGCAGGCGTTCGCCAAGGTCATGGAAGGACTGGACGCGAACATGAGCCATATCGAAACTGCCTTCGGTACGCATCACAAGGATTTGCCCCCGCTGGAAGGGGCGATGGACGACGAAGAGGAAGCAGAAGAAACCGATGAGGGGACTGAGGAAGAAGCCCCCGAAGAGGAAGCGGACAGCGGCGAAGAGGCCCCTGCTGAAGAGGTGCTGGACGGGGAGACGAAGGGGCTGAAGGGCAAGAAGAAAGCCTTGCCCGCCAAGAAGAAAAGTGTCTGTCCTGAGTGCGGCAAGGAGAACTGCACCTGCGGGGAAAAGGCGTTGACCGAAGACGAAGCCGACAAGGTCGAAGAGGACATCGACGCCGTCGGCGATGAACTGGTCGAGGAAACGGAAGATACCGAACCGAAGGCCAAGGGACTGGAACCGCATGAAGTGCAGCACGTCAACGAAGCGGCTGGTTTCATGAAGGAACTGGCCCAGCCGGACAGTCCGTTCGAGGATGAACACCGCATGAAGGCGTATCATCATCACAAGAACCTCGAACCGATTGGCATGGAAGATGATGGGGACGAATACCCCATGAAGGCGATGGATGAAGTGACGGAACCGCTGATGGACGTGCTGCCCGAAGGCGACAAGGCCATGCACCATCGCAAGGGCATTGCGGCCGCCAGCAAGTATCTCAAGGCGCTTTCAACGGAACGTGCGTTCGGTGACCAGCATCGCGAAGAGGCTGCTCTGCACGGCAAGGCATTGGAAGGGGCTACCAATACGCCCGATCCTGAGACGGAAGGCGTTCCTGATGATGCCTTGGAAGGGGCGCCAACGTCTGAGGAAGCTGCGGAAGATTTGGAGGGCAGCGCTGAAGCGACCTTCGAGCCGGGGGAGATGGGTGAAAAGGGGTTGGGCCGTTTTGGGGAAATCAAGCCTGGAGATCGGTTTTCCCATCCGGCTTTCGGCGAATTGACGTTTGTGAAATTGACTGGCGATCCTGCGAATACAACTGAAGCGTTGTTCCGCGATTCCCGCAACGAAAACGTCACTTTGAAAATGACCGATGGCCGGTTGCAGAAGAAATCTCTTCCAGGCAAGAAGTCTGCACCCAAGCCCAAGACGAAGTCTCTGTCTGTTGAACAGCGTACCATCGCACTGGCGCGACGTACTCAGGAAGCCGCCCGCAAGATCGCCCAGCTGAACGCACTGTTGGGCTAACAACGCAACCGTTCCGGCAACGACAAGCCGGGGGACAATGGCGTCCCTTACTAAAAACTGTCCCGTTCCCAAGAGAGGTATACGATGGCTGTGTTGACTGTGGAGGATCGCCTCCAGAAGAACGAGGAGCAGATGTCCTCGTTGACCAAGTCTTTGGACGGCCTCGTCAAGAAGCTGTCCGCTACTCCCGCAGCCGGTCAACCCGGCGTCCAGCAGGTCTTCGGCACGCCGTGGGCGCGCAATGGCGAAGACCCCCTCACTTCTCGCGGCTTTTCGTTCATGAAGATGCTTGGTTTGTTGACTGGCGGCTGCACGCCAGACAACGCCAAGGTCGAACTGGACGTACACAACCGCCTGCACAACGCCTTCGTCAAGGAACTGGGCGGCGCTGCTTACGCCTATCAGGGGCTGGGCCGCGACGGCGTCAACCGTTTCCTGGCGCCGCTGGCGTCATCTTTCCTGCCCGACTACATTGTGGATCGCAAGTTCCGCAATGAGATCAAATCGCTGGTCCTTGCGGGTACGGACGGAGCCGATCAGGACCATATGGCCTGGATTCGCGGCCGCCAGCTCAAGGCGATGGGCTACGGGCAGAAGGCGCTGTCCTGGCTCAACGAACTGAACGGCGGCGCTTTGGTTCCGCCTGCGGAACAGGGCGAACTCATCGAACTGCTGCGCAACAAGGAAGCGTGCGTCAACGCCGGCGCCCGCGTGGTGCCGTTGCCGCCGCAGGGACGTATCAAGTATCCGCGCCAGACCGCAGCTTCGACAACGTACTGGATCGGCGAGAACCGCCCCATTACCGAAAGCAGCATCGGTACGGGTGAAGTGACCTTGCAGGCCAAGAAGCTCGCCGTGCTCATCAAGGCCCCGAATGAACTCATCCGCTTCGCTTCCCCGGCTGCGGAAGCATTGATGCGCGATGATATGACAAAGGGCCTGGCACTGGGCCTGGACCTGGCTGCGTTGCAGGGTGCTGGCACGGATACGACGCCACGCGGCCTCATCAACATGCCGAACATCACCACCATCTCCAGCAGCATCACGGCGGCCAACGGTGATCGGCTGGTCGGACAGGATGTCTACCGTATGATCGCGGCCGTGGAAGAGGCCAACGCGGAGTTTGAAGGCTTCGTGATGCGGCCGAAAACGCTGTACAAGTTCTACCAGCTGCGTGCGGACGCGGTGGCGCAGGGCGATTCGGCAGGGCCATTCCTGTACAATCTGATCCGCGAAGCTGGCATGGGCATCGAGCCCACGTTGGCCGGCTACCCGGTCACGAAGTCCACGCAGGTCAATCAGGCCCGCGCCAAGGGCAGCGCAACGAACCTGACCTACATCATCGGCGGCATGTGGAGCGAATTGCTCATCGGTATGTTCGGTGCGATTGAATTCGCGGCGACTACGCTGGGCGATACGCCGTTCCAGAATGACCAGACGTGGGTGCGAGGCATCCTGTCCGCGGACGTGGCCGTGCGGCATGAAGCGGCGTTCTGCTTCCTGGATCAGCTCGACACAACGCTGTGATAATGAAGTTTGCGTACATTGCAAACTTTTGGTATCCTATGAATGGCAAGGACTACTTTCATAGGAGTGTCAAGTGGCTGGAATACCAAAAGAACTACGCGAATACCGGCGGAACATGATTGCGATGCGGTACGAATCCGAAGGATCAGTTCCCATAGCGCGTGATCTCGGCATCACTCGTGATGGTGTTTTGGCTATGGCCAAACGTATGGGGCTGGTCTATCGGGATCGATACAAGCATCATGGCGACAAAGTTCGAGCCGCGTCAAAGCGGCCCGGTAATGGGTATCGCAAGCGGGCGGAAAACAACGTCTCTTGCAATATCCACTACTTCGACAAGTGGACGCCAAACATGGCGTATGTCTTAGGGTATCTGTTCGCCGATGGTTGCGTTGGGAAGAGCGGGCTGAGTGTTCGCTTGTGGCTCAGCGACAAAGACATGGAGGTACTGAAGTTCGTGAAGCATGAATTGAAATCGGTGTTGCCGATTCATCATGTGCCGGCAAAAGGATCGACCGGCCCATCATCGTACATCGATTTGTGCAGCATCGTGCTGATTGAACGTCTCGCTGAATTGGGATTGTATCACCGCAAAACGTTTGCGGATTATCCATATCCGCAAATACCCGATCAATGTCAACCGCATTTCATTCGAGGTGTGTTTGATGGAGATGGGAGCACTTCCGCAGAAGGCGGTGGATGCTACGTCAAATTCATCGGCCCTGTTCGATTTATCAATGGATTGATTGCTGCACTAGTGCGTTGCGCCGGTTTGATGGTGAAGACGCCGCAAATCGATCATGGGGTGGAAGCAACATGGGCGACTGTCACATGGACGCATCAAGACGATTTGCGTGCGTTCTACAACTACATCTACCCGCAAGATGCCCTTGTGTTTTGCCTGGAACGCAAAAAGAAAGTCCTGACAAAGTGGCTGGCGGTTCCCAGAAATCGCAATCGGATTCCGCCCAAATATCGTCGCACTGAACACAAACCCGAGGAGGACTAGATGTCCGCCAATTTGTTGATCGATCTCGACAGCACGGCACATGTACCGTTGCTGAGCGTTGCCCCCGCGGCGGGGGTGGCGTCCACGCCCGCGTCTGGTGCCATCATTGGCAACATCGTGGACCTGCTGAACTATGACACCTACTGCAACTTCTTCGTTGCAGGCAGTTCGTCTGGTTCCATCCGTGTGGCGGTGCAGTTTTCGGACGACACCACGTCCGGCAACTTCACCGATCCGACGTCGGGCCTGGCGGCTGACACGTTTCCGACGTTGCAATCGGGCGGTATTCTGCACGTCAACAGCGGCCTGTGGCCGTCGGGCGGCCTGCCCAAGAACTGCCCCATCAGCGGCGGTCCTCTGTTCGCATCCGGCGGTGTCCAGTTCGGTTCGGTCATCCGACCCAACCGTTACGGCCGCCTGAACATTCTGTCCGGCAGCGCCAACGTTGGTCCGGTCACGGCAGGGTTCATCAGCCAGTTGCGCACGACGGGCAGCGGCGGTGGCTTCTCGTGGTCGCCCATCAGCGGCAACGCTATCAACGTCTAGTCGTCTCCTCCTCCGTGTCACGCCTGCGGTGGGAGGAACCCCGCAGGCGTTTTTCATAGTACGGGGAAACGACTGTGATCCTGTGCGATATCCGTGAAGTCAAAAGTTTACTCGAAGTGGACATGGAAGACCACTCCGAGGACAAGCTATTGCTATTCTTCACGGAGATGATTTCTGCATGGATCGAGGAATTCCTCAATCGCAAGCTGGTGAAGAAGTCCCGCACGGAATTCTATGGCGGGACGGGCACCGTCAAGTTGCGCTTGCGGGCACGGCCAGTCTTCACGACTCCAACGATTCAGGTCTACGTCGATGAGGGAGGTTTGTTCGGAGAAGCAACGGGAGCCTTCGATCCTACCACGACGTTGTTGACCTATGGCGATGATTACGGCTTGTGGATCGATCAGGACGACGGTACGTCCAGGTGCGGTATCCTGTTGCGAAATGACGGTATCTGGACGCGGCCGTTCGTGCGGACGCAGGGATTGCTGACGCCGTATCTGGGACGATCACCCGGCACGATCAAGGTGGTTTACACCGCTGGTTACACCCCCGATCAGCTACCGGCACAGTTGCGTCTGGCCTGTGCAATGGCTGTCGCGAAGCTGCGCTACCTCATGCCGTTGGGACTGGAACTGACGTCCGATTCGTTCGGCGAAAAGTCGATTTCATGGGCAATGAGTGAGAAAGAGCCGATCCTGCGGCTGGTCAAGCCCATGTTGTTGACACTGCGGAACTGGAATTTTACAGGGGTCAATTGATGCCCCTGCGCAAGAACAACACGAGGCGCTTTTCCAAGGTGCTGTGGGCGGGCATCGCCGAAAAAGTCGTACTCTTCAAGCGGAAGGACGGCCAGAAGCAGGGCACCATCACCGCTTATACGATCTTCGGTTGCTTGTGGGGACCAAGCATTACCAAGGATGGGCAGACGTTGGGCGGAGAGATGGAAACGAATCACAAACGCACGCTGTACATCCCGCAGTACCAGCTGACCAAGGTCGGTGTTCCGTACATCACCGCGGGCGACTATTTCGAGGACAAGGAAGGACGACGCTGGACACCGCTGGCACCAGAAACGTTGGACGCCAATCTTTTCGAGAATTTCTGGATCGTGGACTGTGAAATGCTGATCGGTCGGCAGTTGCAGGGGTAATACGTGGGCAGGGCATACCAAGTCAATGGCGAGACAATGGTATACGCGAAGGGCGGATCGCACATGAGCGGTCGTGCCATTGGCCAGCTCACCGAATTGGGATTGTGCGAAGGTCCGGTCCGCGTCAGGCCCCGTTTCTTCCATCACGACATCCATACTGACGATTTCGGTCCCAACGCAGCCGCGGAAGTGCAGGCGAATCTCTCGGAAGTGACGATTGAGATGACGCTGTTGCACTATGACAAAGAAGCGCTGGACGCTTGCTGGGCAGAAAGTCTAGGCGGCTGCGGTGGTTCTCCTGCGCAGCAAGCCTTGCACGCAGGCGGCTATCGCGCTGGTATCGCTGCGGGTGCGGGGCAGTTGCTGGGTAACGGCCTGCCCATGTTTTCCAGCGGCTGCCACTATATCAGCCTCAGCCTGTCCAGTCAGCAGCTGGCGTATCCGTGGCGCTTTCGCACGTGCCATCTGGCAGAGCCGCCTGTGGATATCCCGCTGGGTACAGAGAAAAGCGCCGTCAAGTTGAACTGGCGGGCCATCCCTTACGCCCCATTGTTGGTCAGCGGGGCAACTACCAGTTATTTCGCCCTACCCAGCAATAGCGGGCTGTTCCTGTCCGGTTCAGCAGTGACCATCAATGGACAGGCGTATGCACTTGCCGAACAGCTGTCGTCTGGCAAGGTGCTGTTTGACCATACCCTTGACACATGAGGACGCTGTCCAATGAGCAGGAACTATCAGATTTCCGGCGAGAGCATGGTCTATGTCAAGGGCGATCCCAATTCTGGTATCGCTTCCTTGAGTGAGCTGGGATTGCCCTATGACGCGATTCAGGTAACGGTGAACCCGTTGCACAAGGACGTCAAACTGGATGCCTGGGGTGGCGAAACGGGACCGCCGAATGATATTCAGGTGATGCTGGCGGACGTGACGTTGGTCATCAACCTGATCCATTACGATCCTAACATCCTCGACGCTTGCATGCGTGAGAGTATGGGAGGAACCGCTACCATCGGCACCGTTACCCGCGCCGGCCGGCTTCTGGGCGGCGGTGTAGCGCGTCTGACGGTAGGGAACCATTTCATCGGTTTGAACATCGCTGCCCCGCAATCGGGCAAACCCTACCGTTTCTACACCGCGTACCTGACGACGAATCCTGTCATGATTCCGCTGGGTACGGAGAAGAGCATCGTCAAGACGAGCTGGCGAGCGATTCCATATTCCACCGATCCTTGGGGAAGTGGCTCTGGTGCTTCGGGCGCTATCATATGGGATAATGTGCTCGACACTTAATATGGTAAGATAAACGGAAAGAGGAACGGATTTGGCCCCGTTCCTCGATCCTGAACAAGCACCGACTGGTTAGGAGTCAGTGACAATGTCTACCATTCATGTTACGCACAATCGCCCCGATAGTAAAGAATCATGGAACGCGGTTCCTGGCTGCGTCGGTGAGTACGAAATTTCGTCCAGAGGAAGGGTGAAGAGTCTCAGTCGCGTCATTCACAGAAAAGACGGCAGCTCATGGAAAACCAAGGAACGCATACTCGTGCCTACGCTAGCGGGGCGTGGGTATCTTTGCATAGCAATACGGGGGACGCACTGCCGGCGTCGTTGGTATCTTCATCGTCTTGTCCTGGAAGCGTTCGTTGGTCCCTGCCCGCCTGGAATGGAATGCCGCCATCTGAACGGGAAGCGGAATGACAATCGACTAGAAAATCTAGCATGGGGAACACCCAAGGAAAACGGCCTGGACAGGATTCGCCACGGGACAGTATCGCACGATCACGGGATGCCCGGTGAAAGGAATCACAAGGCGAAATTGACAGAAGACAACGTCAGAGAAATCCGCAAGGTGTACGCGGCGGGTGGTATGTCTCAAAGGGAAATCGGTTTGTTGTACAGCGTTGGGCAAGATACCATCAGCAGTATAGTGCGCCGCGGGACTTGGTCTCATATTGAATAGGTCGTTCATGTTGATTCGTTTACTTCGCTGGCTGCTGTCCTTCTTCTACGCGCCTGCCACGGATGATCCGGGGCTGTTTCAGCCTGCGCAACGGCGGCTGTACAGGTATTTCGACGGGCAGGGTATGGTCACGGCCGATCCAATGGTGTTGTGGAAGCGTGTCCTGGACGTTGGACCAGAATTGAATCGGGCATGGCGACTGTCCAATTCGCCCAGCAAGGACGCTCGTTCGGGATATGAGGATCTGCTGAAGAGCGTCCGTTCGATTTTCAACATCAAGCCGCTGGAAGAAGGGGGCCTGACCGAAGGGGAATCCACGGCGTTACTCAACCACTTCTTCACTTACTGCGGTGAGGTAAAAAAAAACTGGAACCTCTCGCAGACAACGCCGCCGTCTATGGACTCCACGGCTTCATTCGCAAACCCCTTACCTACTACCAATACTTCGGACTCTGGCTCAACCGGCAGCGGCAGCAACACCGAGCCGCCGACGTCGTCGCAACCGGGGCCGGCATTGCCATAGGGGCGATTGCACCGACGCTGGATTACTGCCGGGACGTTGTAGATGGGGAGGGACAGGCTCGGCTGTTGAAGGGTAGTTACGATACACGGAGTTAGCCATGCCGGGCCTGTACGACAATGTGAAAAAGACGCTTGGGGCTGCGTTCAGTCAGCTTACGAGCGTTCTGGGGCCACTGCCCCGTACCACGCAATCGCAACAGACTATTCCTGGCGCCACTGCTACCCCCGATGCGTTGGCGGGGCAGGGCTTTCTCCAATCCAACCGCAGCCTTCAGCAAACTGCCCAGTCTGCTCATGGGCGGTTGGGCAGATCGTCCGCAGTTTTCAGGACCGCGCACAACAACCGCTCCGCCTGTACCGTCCACATCCATTCAGCCCGGAACGCAGCAACAAACTGTTACCCCGCCACCGTTACCTCCGTGGGTATTGCCTGCGAATCAACCGCACGGCAATCTGTACGGTTTGTCTGGCCCGCAGTTTCAACAGCAATCCAGCCTGTCAGGAATGACCAAGCCTGCGGAACCGCCGTGGGCTACTTATGCGCCTGGCTTTTTTCAGAGCCTGACCAATCAACTCAAGTCAGGAACGGCGTTGCCGGGCGGGGTTGGATTGGATCAGAACAAGTTGGGCGCCAGTATCGGTGGCGCCATGTCGTCAGTGCTAGGCAAGGGGTTCGGCGACAACGCAGGGAACGTCGGCAAGGGCTTGGAGAATGCTTCCAACCTGACCGGACAGGGTCCGGGCCTCATGGGCGATGTGGGGAAGGTGCTCAGTACCGGCGGTAAGGTAGCACGAGCAGTTGAAGGTGATCCTACTGCTTACGTGGAACTGGCTGTGGACGCAGCCAAGGAAGGTTACGAGCGGGCGCAAGCAGTTATGATGCGTTTAGGGCAGGCCGGGCAGCGCTACGGGAACATGATTCAGTCTGAACACGCGGGCGATATCGTCAGCAACTTCGCGGGGGCACAACAGGAACAAGTAGGTGCGGTTCAGGAAGCGATGGGGCCTCTAAAATGGTTGGTGCCGCAGTTGGAACTTATCAAAGGAACATGGAAGTTGATCGAGGTCTTCGGTGGTGCGGTAGAAAGGCTCCGTGGGTTCAACGAAGGCTTGCATCGGGCCAACATGCAATTCGCTGAATTCAGCGCAGCGATGGCATTGGTAGAAGTACGCCAGGAGATGCGTGATATTCAGTTCGGCCGTGAACGTGGCGACCGCCGCGCTGCAACCGCGGAACATCTGGCTACGTCCAAGAGTACCCTGGACCGCCAGCTGGCCCCGCTGGAAGACAAATGGGCCAATTTCAAGAATGAGCTGTTCTCCAAAATTACAATGGGACTGACGGTATTGATTGAGTTTGCCAAGATTGGCAGCCCGCTGCTGAATTTCTTGCTCAAGGATGATGGCAAGGAAGGGGCGGATTTCCGCAAGGCGACGTTTGCACAAGGACAGGATTGGTTCCAGAAACATGGGCAGCCGCAGCGCTTCAACAGGTGATGAATGTCTGTCGTGACGTATGACGGCGTGACTTTGCCGTACCCGGATTGCACTCGTTTCGATACGTCGTCGGTGTACGATCCATCGGGCACAGATCGTACCTTGACGAAGTTCGACATTCAGGCGCAGTGCGTCGTTTCCGCCGCCTACCTGATTGCATTGGCGCCATCATTGATCGATGCTAATACTCTGCCAGTTACGAATGATCCTGCGGATATCATGAATCTCTTGCGGGACAAGCTGCTTGTTGCCCGCAAGCGTCTGTCGTTCAAGGTTAACGGCGTGGAAATGATTCCACAAAGCCGTGATGCTGGCGGTAATCTGTTGACAGGAACGGTGGATGCGAAAAATGGACCGCAGCCACAAAGTTGTCCTATCAGTCAAATCAACGCCAACAGCTTTCTGCTGACGTATCACATCGTTGCGCACTACTGGGAAAATCCATCAACGGGGGCAACGGTTCCCATTACCAATCGTGCTGGCAATCCCGTGCTGTCTAATCGTTGGACGGAAACGGTGGATATGGACGACTGCGAATATACAACCCGTACCAGAACAGGCACTGTTACCATTCGCAGTGATAACGCGGAAGGCGTCACCCCCGATCAATTGCGTTCGACGATGGCTGTTGTTGGACTTCCGGTGGGTTTCCTGCGTCAAAGCCGCAAGTATGATCTTACGGCGGATGGCCTGTCCCTCAATTACAGTCTGGTGGACAAGGAAGTGTTCTTCCTGCCCCCTGAACCGGCCTTTCGTGCTGAGGGAGAATTTACCGTAAGCGTAACAAAACAGTCGATCATGCACATGACTTGTGCGGTACGCCTACGTGGCACTGCACAAGGTAATCAAGCCAATCTGTTGCGAGCGGCCATTTCGGCTTGCACGCAGAAAATCACCAAGGCGCTGCCCAAACCACCTCCAGTGAATAATCCCGCACTGCAACCGGCGAACGTTGGCATAGGCAACGCTATTGGAGCTGCCCTCAATCCACGTATTGCACTGGGTCAGATCGGCGACGCCATTGGATTTGTACGTAACATGGTAGAGTCGCGATTGGGTCTGCAAGCCAATCCGTTGGCCGGCTACATCATGATGGACTTCACTGCTGTGTTGGGTATGTACGACAACACGGCGTCCTGTTCTATTCAGGTGTTGACTGCGCCACCTACTGAACCAACTCCAGAAGAATGGGCAGGCAATCCGCTGTCTGAGGGCGTTGGTCCCCCTGAGTATCATGATCGAGGCACCGCTGATTTGTTGTTGCAAGCCGCTGCTTATTATGACCCATCGGTACGCGGAACAGTGCTGGCTGGCGGCGTTATTCGCTCTGGGAACAATCCGCGGTCACCTGAAGGAACGGATAGCACACAGCTCAGTGCTGGCAAACAACCAGGCCAGGTTGGCAAGGATGGCGAATAATGGCAAACACCCTTTGGGTCAATCCAGGCGGTGATGGGCAATCGGTATTCACTGATTATCATTTCTTTTCCCGCTATGAGAAAGACCGCCACACCTACCTGATGGGGCTGACAACGCCTACTGCTTTCAAAGGGGATACCGCGGCGATTGTACGTTTGGCCGCGCCTACAATGCTGTGGGTGCTCGATTGGACAGCGTCCCGCTTCAAAGTAATGCCACAAGTACCTGATCCAACCGCACCAGATGGCTGGGTTTGTTTGGCAGACGATTACGAACTGGCCGACGTGGCGCTGGATAATTCGGGCAGCGTACCGTTGTATCGCATCAGCGGCACTTACATCTACGCACGACGCAAAGCTCCCGACAGCGTATTAAGCGAAGCAACGTTTCCGGTGCCCCCCTGTATTGATGGGACAGGGGTCATCCGTACTGTACCAGCAGATTTCATTGTGCGGGGCATCAAGGAAGATACGACGACCACGATCAATTTCCCATCGACGCAGGGCATGGGGAAGTAAATCATGCTGTCCTTCAGTTCAGCAATAGGTAATCTCTTCAATCGGCTTGGCCGTTTTGGTAAGGTCGTCGGACAAATTCGCACCTACCAAACGGCGCAACTGACCAACCTCACCGATACCGGCGTCGGCGCCGTTGGCCAGCTGGAAGCTGAATCAGACATCGAAGCCATCATCGGCGATAATTACATCGGGCTGCTGAGTGGCCCCAACGGTGCTGGCGGTATCATGCAACAGGCTGCTGTAGCCGTAGCCAATCGTATGGTGTTCAGGGACAATCCCCGTCTGGGACAAACGCTCACGTCCAGCAACACCCCCGCATCATTGGCGGAAATCATCCGTCAGATGAAGGTAGCAGGAGCGACGGTGCTGGCCCAGACAATCACCGCTACTCCTACGCTGTTCAGTGCGGATGTGCGCAACATCGGCAATGGTGCAGTAGTC